ACTCAGGGAACTATTTATAAATAACATCGGTTATTCCTATGTTCCCATAGAAGATAACAGTGAAATATACATTTTATAAACGTAAAAAAAAAGATATATAATGGCTAAGAAAAAGAAACAACTTCCTGACTTATCGAAGCAAGATATCCTTACTCCCATAGATGTTAGTACTCTGGGAACTAATGGAGACCCTTGCTTCGGTATTGGGTATGACCTATCAACTAAAGAGTGTAAGCTATGCGGAGACTCAGAGCTATGTGCATTCAAGATGTCTCAGAACTTGAATATCACAAGGAAAGAGCTAGAACAGAAGAATCAATACAAGGATTTGGATGTATTAGAAGATACGGTTGGTATCAAGAAATACATCCGAGGCTTGATTCGGAAAGGGAAAGACAAAAAAGAAGTTATTACCAAAACTGTTGAGAAATTCGAAGTACCCAGAAAACGTATTAGAGAACTTTATAAAGAGTGTACTAAATAATATGAAACCAATAGAGATGATATGGGCTATGTTCAAGGTATACCTTAACAACCCAAACTATTTTGTAAAGCAAGAAGATGTACTTGCTAACCTTTGTATGGAAGGTTCTACCGATGTAATCAGAATGTGTAATTCATTGGGAGTACATGTTTCTAGACCCGAGAAATTAACCTTTGGACAACTTTTACGTAAATGTAATATATTATGAACAGATTTAGATTTATCAAAGTAAGGGAGGTAGTATCTCCCAACAGAGCTAACCCAAATGATGCTGGGTTAGATTTTTATGTACCAACTAATTTATACCCTGAGGATATTCATTCTAAAAATGAATTCGACTCCGAAGGTTATGATTTAGATGTTCCTTTTGGTGAAGCCTTTGTAAGGCATATAGCTTTAAAACCAGGTCATCGTATACTTATCCCATCGGGTATCAAAGGTTTGCTAGAACCTCCTGCATCTATGTTAATGGCAGCAAACAAATCTGGTATAGCTACTAAGAAAGGGTTAATCTTTACTGCCGAGATAGTGGATTCCCCTTATGTTGGAGAGATACATATTGGGATATATAACACTTCTCAAGAAATTCAGGTTATCGAGGCTGGTCAAAAGCTGGTACAATTTATTCATGTACCCATTTATATTACCGAGCCAGAGGAGATTCAGCAAGAGGAGTTTTATACTGAATCACAAATGTGGGGAAGTAGAGGAGATAAAGGATTTGGTTCATCTCAAAACATAAAATAGTGGAAGATAATATATTAGGATTCCCAGGATATCATATTACTCGGGAGGGTAAGCTTTATAATAAGGGACATCCCGTAAAGACTTTCTTCCATAAAGGATACGAACGTACTAAACTTAGAAATAATAAGGTATCTAAGAATGTAAAAATACATAGATTAGTAGCAGAAGCCTATATACCTAATCCGAATAATTTACCAGTAGTAATGCACTTAGATGACAACCCTTTGAATAATCGTTTAGAGAACCTTAAATGGGGTACTCAAAAAGATAATGTATATGATGCCATTAATAAGGGTAGGTTGAAATTAAAAGGTATAAATAATCCTATGTATGGAGTAAGTAGAAGAGGTCTATTTGCTCCTCATACTTCATTAACAGTACGTAGTATTCGAAGATTAGAGAGATTGAAATTAAAAGGTAATACTAACAAGTACATAGCTAAAAGGTTGAAGGTTAGTAATGCTACTGTTGGTAATTATCTTAATGGTAAACATTATAAAAGTTAACATTTTGGACATAAGAAATATAAGTGAACCAGTACCTAAAGTAGAAACTAATGGGGTACTATTAAAGATGTATGAATTGGGGTTAGAACAATTGCAGGGATATAGGCAAATAGAGCAGTTACCCGATTACCCATTTGATATCAATAATGCAAAGAACCAGGTAATACTCAAAGACTTTATAGGAAGAGTAATAGAAGAACTCACCGAGGGGTTTGAATCTACCGAAGAAGTATTTGAATTATGTCAGAAGAATGGTTGGAATATCGAGATGTTCAATGAAAACGAATGTCAATCCCTATTGAATTCTCTTGCTAATGCAAATGAAGAACAAGCAGATGCTTTAGGCTTTTTCTTTACTCTTCTAGTATATTCAAATATACTTCCTGAAGATATTCTTAGCTATAATAAGGCAAAGAACTTATTTGATGTGATGGCTATGGGTGTTAAAGAGTTAGTGGTAAAATATTCCGACTACCAGAATTTATTGAAATTCGATATTATTTGTGAAGAGGATTTTTTTGATGAAGATGGTAAATGGGAACAAATCATCTCTTACATCCCTGGTTTTCATAAGATGAATGAATTATCACATGAGGCAGAGAAGTTATACTTATGGGAAGTGATATATGAATTGAACAAGGCAAGGAATTTCCTTAAGTCTAGACCTTGGAAACAAACCCAAGTAATGACTAAAGAGATAGACTTCCAGGAATCACTGGTAAAAGCTTTCTACCTATATATGGGATTCCTTGCATTGAATGGGTTCACAGACCAAGGGTTATTCAGTTTATTCTTTAAAAAACAGCGTCTCAATAGATGGAGGCAACAAACTAATTATTAACATGTCAGGATGGAACCATAAATTAGAGGGACTTCAACTTAATCCGGAGGAGTCCCTCCATTCGTTAGAATTTGCTACCTCACAAGAAGCATGGGAAAAACTCAATGAGGGATTCCTAAGATTAGAGCCTGCTTTATTTGCAAAGGGGGCTATTGCCAATAGTGGGGTAGCAGTAGTGTATAACGTATTCATAAAGATACGCAAGGCCTGGGTAGACCCAGAATTTGATTATGGAAGATGTTTCAATTATAAAGAAACTAAGTGGACTAGCTTATTGAATAACTACATAGACTTTAATAAGCTTGACTTGTTGCGTAGTAAACTGAGAGTACTGAGAAATAAGTACAATCAGAATTACAATATAACCTATATGTTTAACAATCATCATGATAACGGAAAGCAATGTCTAATAGCAGCGACTTTTTCAAAACGATTCGGGGAGGACATCCCAGTTATTACAATGGTAGTTCGGGCTTCGGAGATTACCAAGAGGTTAATATTCGATTTCCTATTAATTCAACGAATGTCAGAGTACGTATATGGTCCGGATCAGTCAGTACAAATCAACCTATTCGCGACTCAAATGTACGGAAATGTGGAGACACTTCTAATGTATCATACCCATAAGCCATTGAAGAAGGTACTTAAGGGGGCAGAAGAGAATGCTTGGAATAAGAGAATAAAAGAGATATGGAAGAAATTCCAAAAGGGTACAGAGAAGGAATTCTCTTCATTCAAGGTATTCTTTAGAAGTTTTAAAGTGCTCAGACCAGATTTATATGAAGAAACATATAAATCAATGAAAGCAAAAGAATTACTTCTTGAATACGAAGATATTGAATATCCCGAGAATGTAATTTCTTACTCTCAACGTAAAGCCTATAAGAAGAAACTTTTAAAACAAAAGAACAACAATGGAAGCTAGGGAATTTTTAAATCAGAAGCGGATAGGATTAGTAAACAAATTCTATTACCAAGTTTTTGAGATTAAAAAGAACGGGGGAGAACCAGATATACCCTTGTTATTAAAAGAGGTAGAGGATTTTGATGATTTTGTATATCGCTACTGGCATATGACCTGGGTTAGTTCTACAATGTCATACAGTTAAATATTTATATAATATGAGGATATATTCTAACAGTTTTGAGTTAATGTCCGAAATGGGCAGAGAACTCAACAGTTATGGTCAACTTGTAAAACCAAAGACCTATCAAAATAAAGTCATTGAAGGTAATGAGGATTTTATTACTAAAGAACTCATTTGCCAACAATATTGCTTAACTTCATTGGGAGACCCGGTATGGTTATTCGTATTCTCTCATTCAAGAGAATGGGCAGATGCAGAGTTCCAAGAAAGAATATCCCCTAATGATATAAATCCAGGAGAAGCTTGGAAATTAAGAAAAGATTTATGGGAACAATTCCTTGATGAAAAGGGTATGTTCGATTACACATACAATGAGAGAATGGGTGAAGTATTAATAAAAGATTTAGTTCGTCTTTTAAAGAGAGACCCAGATACAAGAAAAGCAATTATACCAATATTTGATCATGATGATACCTTATACTATGGTGGTAGACAACGTATTCCTTGCTCTATGTATTATGATTTTCTTATTCGTCAGAATGGTAAGGGGGAGAAGGTATTACATATTTGCTATCACCAAAGAAGTTCGGATTTTGCCCAACATTTCGGTAATGATATTTATTTAGCTTGGAGATTAATGGAATACGTAGCTCAAGAAGTAGGTGTAAAGCCTGGTTATCTATATCATACCATAGATTCATTGCATATATACAAAAAAGATTGGCATTTCTTATCTTGTAATTTAGAGGATTTGAAAGATGAATACTAAATATTCAAATATAAAAGGGTACCCTGGATATTATATATCTAAAAGGGGTACCCTTTTTACTTCTCTTAAAAGGGTAGGAGTTAAAGGGAAAGGCCATGGTAGGAAAGGTACTACTACTGTGATTTCTAATACTTGGAGAAAGAGGTTGGTATCATTAACTTCTAATGGGTATTTACAATGTACTTTGTTTAGAAAGAGGTTTTATATACATAGGTTAGTATATGAAGCTTGGATTGGTAATATACCAAATGGGTATGATATTGACCATATAAATGGTATAAAAACTGATAATCGAGTATCTAATCTAAGAGCAGTTCCAAGGTCAGAAAATTTGAAACATAACTATGAGTTAGGTTTTAGGGGTTCTAATTATATACATACTTTTTCTGATAAAGAAAGGAATTTAATAATGATAGACCATAAAGAAAAGGGTCTTAGTATAAAGAAAATATCTCTTAAGTATGGATATTCTAGGTACTTTATTCATCAGGTATTGAAAGGAATTAGATAATGGAAACAAGATATCACATAATAAGAAACAAAAGAGAGTTAAAGAAACTCATTGCCTGTTGTAAAGCTACCGGATATGCCAGTGTGGATTATGAAACTAATGGTTCACCCATATATAATGGGGGTTTTAAGCCAACTATACTCTCAGTATCCTGGATGCCAGGGTTTGGTGCTTCCATTCCTTTAGACCATTTCGAAACAAAAGATTATACATCTCCAGGGTGGAATTGGAAAAAGATGCTAAGGAAATTTGGGGAAGAGGTAATTGAGAATTATGAGATAACCAAGGTTGCATGGAACTGGAAATTTGATGACCAGATAAACCAAAAGTATCGAATATTCTATAGAGGTACTTGTTTAGATGGTATGCTTGCAAAATATCTACTAAACGAGGAAAAACCTAATGATTTAAAATCAATGGTAAGAAGGTATTTACCAGAGTATGGTAATTATGAGAAGCAAGATGCTTTCGATAAAATACCTTGGGATAAAAAAGAGTTAGACCCACTTTGCCATTATGGATGTCAAGATACGGATTATACTCTTAGGTTAATGATATTCTTTGAAAAGAAGCTGATTGACCTTGGTTTGTACAGTACCTTCAGGAATTTAATTATGTCTGCATCAAGGGTACTCACTTCAGTAGAGAAGAACGGTTTGTATCTAGATAGAGAGTTCAATAATCAACTACTGGAAACATATAAACCAAAAATAGATGCGGCTAGACAAGCTATATATGATTTGCCAAGAGTAAAGAAATTCGAAAAGAAGTATAACCAAGAAAAGATTGATAAATATATTCAGTCTATCGAAGCTGAACTTGAGGAGCTAGATTATAATGATCCAAAAGATAAACGAAAGATTGTATCAAGGGAACAGAAAATCTCAAATATCAAGGCTGGTATATTCACAACTAAAAAGGAACAAGAATTGATAAGACCTATCAATTTGGGTAGTTCAGTTGATTTACCTGCATTGATGTATTCGGAAGAAGGTTTTCATTTTGAGGTAATTAAGAATAATGAATCCGGTAAACCAAGTACAGATGAAGAGACTCTTACTAATCTAAGGTTAACCGTTAAAAAACCAGATTCACCTAAGGCAATTTTCCTTGATAGGCTTCTTGAATTACGAGGTTTAGAGAAGATGTATAAAACCTATATAAAGGGTTGGAATGAAAAAGTTCAAGATGATGATAGATTACATGGAAGATTTCTTATTCATGGGACTACAAGTGGAAGATTATCCTCTGCAGAACCCAATGCTCAACAAATTCCCAAGACATCCGTAGACCCCAATATTAAATTACAATTAAAAGCTCCTAAAGGAACCTTATATATTGCTAGTGATTTTAGCCAGGCAGAATTAAGAATTATGGCTCATCTATCTGGAGATGAAACTTATCTTAATGCTTTTAACTCTGGTCAGGACCCTCACTTAGCAATTGCTGCTACTAAATATCATATACCCTATGAAGAAGCTCTTAAGATATATGAGGATGAAAATCATCCAGAACATAAGATATGGAAGGTGAGAAGAAAGCAAGCTAAACAAATTGCTTTTGGACTTATTTATGGAATTGGTGCAAAATTACTAGCAGTAAAACTATCTGACCCAAAATCTGGTATTATAGTTACACCAGAAGAAGCCCAAAAGGAAATGGACATCTTCTTTGGTCAACACCCCAAGTTGAAGACCTTCTTGAAGAAACAAGAGAAATTCCTTAGAAAGAATGGGCATCTGGTATCATTATTTGGGAGGAAAAGAAGATTACCCCAAATATATTCAAATGATAAGGGAGAAGAAGCTTATGCTTTGAGATTAGCATTAAATTTCCCATGTCAATCAGCAGCATCTGATATGTGTTTATTTGGAAGTATTCTCATATACTACTTAATGAGACAAGGTAAATTACCCTCTACTAAGTCTGTATGTTTGGTACATGATGCTAATTATCAGATTACTAAACCAGAGAATATTAATATTTGGAGTATATATGAGATGTGGCAAATTTATAGGAACCCATTAACTAAGCCATACTTCGGCTTTCAGATAGATGATGTCACAATGGACATGGAGTTTGTTATTGGTAGGTCAATGGCAGAAGAGTTACCTTTTATTCCGGGTTATGATTATAAGAAAATGTTAGAACCTGATTTCTCAGTAGAAGAATATATGGAAGAACATAAGAAATATAAACACATACCTATTTCAGAGTATAAGAAACGTTTTAACAAACAAATGAAGCAATATGAAAAAGATTTTGAACGGACCCACGGTATGGAGAGCTAAATGCCCAATATGTGATTGTGAATTTGAATATGACAATAGTGAAACTTTTGGGGTTTATAAAAAATCGGGCGATTATTTTAGGATAGTACAATGTCCTAATTGTAAAACTAATATAAAGCATTCAGATTCAGTATCTACCATTACAGGAGTGAAAAGAGAAGATACTATGTCTACATAAATAATATAAATTTATGGAATTATGGCAACACAGAAAGAGATTGATAATGCAAGCAAATTAACTGCCCTTACTTATATGGTTGCAGGTTGCTTAGGTTATTCTATCGAAAATTTACTTAAGTATTTAGATGGAGTTAATCTAAGGTTGAGTGGACAAGAAAAAATGTTACTTAACCGATTAAAGACTCAGTTATCTCAAGTACAAACTAATCTTACTACTTTAGAGGGATTGGCTTTTAAAGTGATGGCTACAGATGAGGATGGTAAACTTGCTTATGAAGATGCCACCCATATTTATTGGGCTGCATTTTTAGCATTACTCGATAGAGGTGGTACCGATAACTTATGCGACTTAAGATTAATGGCTTTGGTAGATAAGATAAGCATCTATAAATCTCTTCTTAATTTGCCGGGTATGAAACTCTCTTATCAAATGGCTTTTGCTCAAGTAACTAAAGCAATAAGTAAGGGGGAATTTAGTAAAGAAGACTTTAAAAACCTATTAGAAGTTTATGAAGACGGAACTGAAAAAACTAAAGGTTAAATTTGAAGGTAAACTTATTGAGATTGATATTCAAAAAGAATTGTCTATCAATGAGAATATCATTAATTCTCAGCTACGAGAATCTCCTTCTAGTTATTATGTACTTGCTTCCCTGAGAGATAAGTATATAAAAGAAAGAGATGCTCTAGCAAGGGAAAAGGATGAAGCCTATTCCAATGCTTGGGTATATTATAAGGATGCTAATGAAAGGTGGAATAACGAATATGTTTCTCATAAGGCAAATCTTAACAAGAAGTATTCTTCTATTTATGAGAGATACTTAAAAGCTGTAGAAAAAGCAAATAAGTTCATAGCTATATGTAAAGCTTATGAGAGTCGGGAGAATATACTAAGAACTATTAATGCGAATCTAAGAAAGGGTTAACCCATTGAACTATAATTAATTACTAACTTTTAAAAACAGTATTAGAATATGAATTATTCAATGACATTTATCTCACCTCTTGTGGCTGAGAAATTTAATCAAGAATTACCTGGATGCCCTACAGAAAATCGGGTACTTATTTTATCTCCAAAGGAGGTAAATCAAACTAAATCCGGTTTGATTATCCCTGAACAAGTAAAAGAGGGAGTTCCTCGTAAAGGGGTTGTAGTAAAGAGTGGGGAAATTACCGAAGAATACAAAACCTACCGAGAATTGGTTGCTGTAGGTAGAATAGTTACCTATGGTTTGTATGCAGGTAAAGAACTTGAATTCGAAACGGACAAACTATCTCCTGCTCTCAAACAGCTTTTAGAGAAAAACGTTCTTACCGTATTGAGTATGAACGAAGTAGTTTACTCAGAACCGAATAATTAAAACTAATCATTATGATAAAAGACAAGAAGAAAAAGAAAGTTTCATCAGAGGGACTTTCTACAAAAGAAAAGATGCTAGCTAGAAAGAAACAGCTAGAATCTAAGGGAAATGGTAGTGGGTTAGTATATCCAAAAGAGGGAACTCTGAGGATGAGAATTAAATCTCCGGGTGATGACCAAGAATTGGGTATCGAAATTATTCAATTCTACCTGGGTGGCAATTTGGGAGGAGTTATATCTCCGGCTACTTTTGATGAACCTTGCCCATTTATGGAGAAGTATCAAGAATTGAAAAACTCTAAGGATGAAGACGACAAGGAACTTGCCAAGAATCTGGTACCAAGAAGAAGATATGTTATCGGTGGTATCATTTACTCAGATGAAAAGGGTAGTAAGGTAGATTACGAAGGCAAAGATAAGGGAGTTTTAGTTCCTCGCTCAGTATACCAGGATATCATTGACCTTTACCTTGATGAAGATGAGGCAGGTGATATGACAGATCCAAAAACTGGATACGATATCAAGGTAATTCGTTCCGGGTCTGGTAAACTAGATACCACTTATTCTGCTCGTGCTTGCAAACCAACTAAGTTGGACAAGAAATATCAAGGTACAATTGACCTTGAGGGGATAGTTCGTTCTCAAATCAAATCCTATGATGAGTTGGAAGATTTACTTTCACAGTATCTAAACGAAGACCATGGGGATGACGATGATGATGATAAATCCAAGAAGAAAAAGAAAAAGGGAGTTCACAAAGACCATTACATGGAAGATGATGAACCCAAGAAAAAGAAAAGAAAATACAAATCGGATATTTAAGGGTTAGTAATATGGTTTCATTCGAAGGTGGTAATTAGATTCGTTCTGTTATCACCTTCTTTAGTTTAAAGACATTACATTATGGCAAAGAAATCTAAGGTTGGTTTAAAAGTACCAACAGCAAATGAGATGGCAAAGAAATATGGGAGTATGATTAAATTAGCTTCAGAAGTAACTGATACCGATTTATATATACCATCTACTTTCTTTGCTTTGAACTATTTATTCGGTAAGGGTATTCCTTATGGTAAAATCGTTGAGATTGCTGGAGAGGAATCCTCTGGTAAATCTTTAGTGGCTTATAACTTTGCTTATGCTACTCAACAACTCGGAGGTCATGTGATATGGGTAGATGCTGAACAATCCTGGATGAATTCTTGGGCTGAAATCAATGGAGTAGACCCTGCAAGAGTAACCATTGTTAATGATACCCGTATTGAATATATTGCAGACGTAGTAGCAGACTTAGCAATTTATTTACGTTCTCAATTAACTCACAATGAACCCATACTCTTAGTAATCGACTCTATTGCAGCTACTGATTGTACTGATAATATAGATGCTAAGATGGTTGATGGTAAGGCAGAGATGGGAGGTAGAGCAAAGGCTCTTTATAAATACTTCCGTATCAGAAGTGAATTATTCTACAAGCTGGGAGTATCTCAGATTTATATTAACCAATTAAGAACTGCTTTGAATGTCGGATTTGGAAAAGATAACACAACAACTACAGGAGGTGCAGCACTTAAGTTCTACGCTTCAATCAGAGCTGCTTTCTATTCAGGAAGGTCTGTTACCATTAAACAAAATGGGAAAGAAAGGAAAGCTGGGAAACTTGTCACTATCAGACTTATTAAAAATAAAGTTGCTCCTCCTCGACCTACAATCAGCAAATGCCCTGTATATTTCAATCCTAAATTCCACGAAGTCGGGTTTGACAGATGCTATGCTTTAGAAGATGTATTGGTAGATACCGATGTAATCGAAAAAACTACTGGTGGGTATAAATTGAAAGGGAAAACTCTTGCAAGAGGAGAAGAGAAATTCCAAAAGCTTCTGGAAGAAGACGATGAACTTCGTAGAAAACTTTTACGGAAAGCCGGAGTAAATACCATAGGTACTACTAAAAAGCAACTGGAGAAGATAGAAACAAATCTATTCCCAGTCGATGGTGTAGAATATGAAAACTATTCAGATTCAGAAGAAGAGGAGGAAGACGATGAATAAGAAAGAGGTAGAAGGTATAGAGAAAGTAATTAAAGATTACCTTAAGAAAAATTTGAGAATGGAATCTAGGGTTAGGTATCTAGATGCTTATAGCCCACCCGAGAATTATTTAGATGTATATCTTGGAGAGGAAAAGATTCAAGAAGTTTCACTTTATGAATTAGATTTTGGACGATGAGCAAGAAAACACAATTTACAAGGTCCAAGAATAAGATAGGTAGTCTGTCTTGGACTTCTCCAATCTATACTCATGGAGAAGGTAAGTATCAGAATAAAATACTTCATGATAATATCCCAGGATATCCAGGATACCACATCTCTAAGAGAGGTAAAATATATTCAAGGTGGGATGTTAATGGTAAGGGTATATTAAGTAAACGATATCACTTAAAACAACCTCATCTAAATAAGAATGGGAGGTATATAGTAGGATTATCTCAACCAGGTATAGGTACTACAAAATGGTTATTACACAGATTAGTGGCTTTAGTTTATATACCTAATCCCGAAAATTTACCCTATGTTTGCCATAAAGATAATGTACCTACTAATAATTCAGTTAAGAACCTTTATTGGGGTACACAAAAAGACAATATGTCTCAAGCTTCTAGGGATGGGAGGATGGTAAACAAATTAAAAGGTAAATGTATCAAAGGTACAGAGATTCAAAGGTCATATATACCTAAGTTGATAGGTATGGGGTTTACTAGAAAAGAGGTATCAGAGATAACCGGGCTGGGACATCAACTAATATCAGATTATTATATTAAATATAAAAATAAATATGAAAAATAAAAAATTAATATTATTAGTTGACGGCGAAAATATTTTACACCAAAGTTTTCACAAATTTGAAAAACTTAAATCTACCGATGGCAAACCGAGTGGGGCAATATTCGGATTTTTCAAATCTCTACATATGTATCTTACAAGGTTCGAACCGGATGAGGTTTATATTTCATTCGATAATGGTCATTCACCAGTAAGGACGAAGTTATTGCCCAATTATAAGGGACATAGAAAAAATATATCTGTAGATTACGAATCATTGCAAAAGCAAAAGGCAATTATAATGAAAATGCTGGGTATGCTAAGAATTAATTATATCTTCGATAAAAAGAAATCTACAGTATATGAAGGGGATGACTTCTTAGCATACCTTGCAATTAAAAAATTCCAATCCGAGAAAATGATACTCGTATCTTCGGATAAGGACTTTAACCAGTTGCTATCAAATAACCTGAGGATATATAATCCCAGAAAAGATGAGATGATAAGAATGGATAACTGCAAAGAATTATTCGGTTATCATTCTCATGAAACGGTAGAGTACCTTGCAATGGTGGGTGATACTTCCGATGATATTCCAGGTTTTAAGGGTATAGGTCCAGTAACTGCAAGAAAGATATTAGATGAGTATAAATCAATCTACAAATATCTGGAAGCTAAACCTAATAAAGAGTACCAAGAAGCTTGGGAAAGGAATCGTAAGTTGATTGATTTATTCTGGTTTGTAGGTAATGTCCCTTTAGATAAGATACCTCTCAAGAGAAAGAAGACTTTCAACTATGATAAATTTAGGAAACTGTGCATAGAGTATTCTCTTGCTTCGTTCCTAACTAAAGAATTTATTAAACCATTTAAAGAGTTATCCGAATGAAAATAATGTTTGCAGGTGCAAGTGGAGTTGGGAAAACCACTTTAGCAAAAGAAGTTCCCGGGATGATTAAGTTTGATGTAACAGAATACCCTCCAGTATTGGATTTTATATCTGGTAGTGTATCAGACTTAATACCTAAAACAAAGGATATGTCTCATAAAGAGATGTTAGAAAGGGATTCAAAGGATTTGTTACTCGAAGATTTTCAGGTAATGAACCTAAGAAACAAAATGTTCAGAGATAGGGATAGATTTGTTACAGATAGAAGCTATCTTGATTTAGCTGCCTATTTCTATTACAAGCAAGCCAAGAATGTTCCTAAATGTGAAATGGAACACTTTTTCGAAACTTGCAAGATGTTACTCAATCAACAATGTACTCATCTTATCCTATTAGACTTTACTACTGCCATGGTAAAGGAATGGGTTATGGAAGATAATGGTAAACGAATAGATAACAATTACTTCCAGTTCTTAATATCTTCTATAATGGATAACGTATTGAACTTGTGGGGATTTTTACCTACTAAGGAAATATCTTCTATTTATAAGAACATTTTTAAGAATCAACTCTTGGAATACGGTGCAACAGAGGGAGTAATCAAATCCTTATATGGTGAAACTAAAGTTCTCTGTATAAGAGAAGCTAATTTGGATATTCGTAAGAAACTTATTATTGATTTTCTTCATGAATAAAGAAGTAGTATTTATAGCATTCTCGGATTTGCACATCAATTTATGGGCAAAATTCAATGAGAACAACAATAGGACCTTGAATAGTATCAAGGTCCTTGACGTTATTGCAGGTCAATGTGAAAAGTACAAATGTCCTGCTTTGTTTTGTGGAGATTTATTTCATAAGCCAGAATCAATTGACCAAGATTTAGCAATATTCGTTGCTGAACAGTTTGATAGGTTAGAGAGTAACTATCCAAAATTCAAAATGATTTATATAGACGGGAATCACGATTTGAAATCTGTAAATCGTATTGATAGGATAACTAAGGGATGGCCTTTTGTATTTCATAAGAATTTTATGAGCTGTGTTAATCTAACTAGAATCAAATGGTGTTCTTATGGAGATTACCACATTTATGGAGTTCCATACATTGATAATAATGTGGGTCTAAGTGAATATCTTAAGAAACTCAAATTAGATAAGAATGTAAAGAACATACTTCTTCTTCATACTGACTATCCTGGAGCAAAGGATACCGACGGTAGGGAAGTTGATTCTGTAGAAAATCTCAATGTAAATATCTTGAATCGATTTGATTTGGTATTATGTGGGCATATACACAAACCCCAAAGACTTTCAAAGAAAGTATATATGATAGGAGCCCCTTATCAACAAAGAAGGACAGATAAAAATTGTAAACTTGGATATTGGAAACTTTATTCAGACCTATCCATGGAATTTGTAGAATTAAAAAGGTTTCCGAAATTTATCGATGTAGAAAGGGAAGAGGATATTAAGGATGATGGTAATTATTATACGGTAATTCCCCAAAAAGCTAGTACTCCAGTTAATAATAAACATAAGATTACTAAGCAACTTTCTAAGAAGTCTCTAGCAAAGAGATACCTAAGAGAGAAAGGTATTAAAGATGAGGTTAAAACTAATCTATTAATTGAAACACTTAAAAAGGCTGAATCATGTTAACGTTCTTAAACTTAGAGGCAGAAGGATTTTGTTCAATAGAATCCTTACACCTACAATTAAACCCAACTTGTACCATACTAATCAAAGCTCCGAATGGCAAAGGGAAATCCACTATCCTTTCATCTTTGGTATGGGCAATATATGGGAAAAACCTAAAGGGAGTTTCTGAGGTAAATACATGGAAACAAGTAAGACCTAAAGATTACAAAGGTACCAGAGTTCAAGTATACTTCCAAAAAGACTCACATACCTATAAGATAATAAGATGTCAAAAGTATGAGGGAGTACTTGATGATGGGGCTAAAGGTAAAGACCGACTTATATTTATCAAGGATGGTGATATCATTGATATAAAAGGGAAAGGTAAAATACAAGATGCCATAAACAGAGAAATAGGTTTGTCCTATACTCTGTTTATGAATTCAATTATGTTTGGCCAAGGCATAAGGAGGCTTATACAAGAATCTAATTCGGATAAGAAAAAGATATTCGAAGAAGTATTTGATTTAGAGTTCTTAAACCTTGCTAAAGGCATTGCATTACAAGATAAAAATAACTTGATATCTCAAATAAATGAGGTAGAGCATGAGTCTCAAATGCTTAAGAAAGAATTGGAGGCTAACAAGGAAGCTTACTTCGATATGAGAGATAGAGAAAAATCTTTCAAGCAAAAAATCAAAGAAGAAAGAAGAGAGTTAAAGCAAGATAGAGAAAAGCTAACTAAGTTACTGATTGAAAAACAAAAACAAATCAAGGATGAAGTAGATGCTTCGCTTCAGATAAAGATTAAAAAACAAAATGAACTAATCCTTGATTTGAGGGGTAAGATAAAAGATGCTAAGACTTTATCGAATGTACCTCTTAAGAAGGTAATTAAGGAATTAGTAATACAGTTAGAATCAGGTCACTACAAACGTGCATTACGTGATGCTAAATCAATATATAAAGCGTTCTCTGACCTTGATAAATATGATAAAGAATATCAAGAGGCATTAGAAAGGCTAGAAGAACTTAGTAGTGTAAATGATAGGTATAAGAAATTAAAATCAGACTGTGATGATATTGCTTCTGATATTGCTTCTATTGACGAAGACCTGGCTAAGCTCAAGCAAGAAAAGCTTAAGGTCATGTCTCCAAAGTATAAACAAAAACTTAAGGAGATTAGGAAGAATTTACGGAAGGTTGATGAAGACTTTCACAATAAAGAGTTAGAGTTAGAGAATTATAACTGGTTAATTAATGACCCATTGGGTAATAATGGGATTAAGGCTTACCTATTTGATTCATCACTTGAGTTCTTAAATAAATGCCTCGATAAGTATTCAGAGGTATTGGGATTTAGGATTGAATTTAATATTGATTTGGGCACTGCTAGAAAAGAATTTGTTACTCTTATTGAAAGAGATGGGATGATTATAGATTACGATGAACTATCAGGTGGCGAGAAACAATTGGTCTGTGTAGCAATGGCTTTTGCAATGAATGAGGCTTTAACTGCCTCTAAGGGTATTAACTTAGCATTTCTTGATGAGGTATTCGAATCTTTAAGTTCAGATAATGTAGAAGTAGTTACTTCACTAATACGTCACATATTCAAAGAGAAAACTCTATTCTTGATAACCCACTTAGATTCACTTCCTCTTGGTAATACCAAAATTTTGCAAGTGGAAAAGACCCAAGGCCTGAGTAGGTACCAATTACTATAATGTTATAATTAAGTTATAACAAGACAATTATGGCAAATAGTAAACGCAAAGGTAATAAATTTGAATTGAAAGTTTCCAAATGGTTTACCAAATGGACTTCTTATAAATTCGGGAGAACTCCATACTCTGGGGCAAATCATCAGAGTAGGGATTTAGCTTCTGATATCATGTGTCAGGATGAGAGACATGCCCATAGATGTAAAATATCGGTTGAGTGTAAAAACTATAAAGAGATTAAGTTTGAACATCTACTCTTAGGTAATAAGGGATGCGATATATTGAAATTCTGGGAACAAGCTTCTAAGGATGCAAAAAGAGCAAATAAAGTTCCTATACTCTGTATGAGATATAATTCAATGCCCTCAGAAGAATTTTTCTTTGTAGTAGATTACAAACTGGGCAGTGTTATAGCTCAATATATCACTAAATCAATGTATATCCAAGTACCTGGGAATACTCTTATGGTATTCATGGCTAGTGACATATTGAAGAATGTAAACTATAAGTTAGTACATAAACAAGCTAAGTTAATTCTTAAAAACCGGTAACCTATGAAGAAGCATACCCCATACTCATATTGTATATTTTACCTTGAAAGGAAGTACTGTGATAAAATCAATAAAGAACTCAAAGAAAAGGGGTATGACCAAATCAAGGCAATTATTCCTATGGTAAACGTATTAAGAAAAACCACAAAGGGTAAGATGGTATTCGAAGAAGTACCAATATTATTCAATTATGGTTTTATGAGAATGCCCACTAAATTAGCATTCTCAAGGCCCTTTCTTAATAAGTTACGTAGGAATATATCTGGTATCAGAACTTGGTTACGTAATACCGAGACAATGCACCCAAGAAAGAAAAAGGTAAGGATTGACAATGCAGAAGACTTTGATGATTTCTCTTTAGTGGCTACTTGTAGTAGAAAAGAAGTAAGGCGATTTAAACGTATTGCTAGAGAGAATAAGAAGTTTTCAGTAGATGATTTAGTCAATGTAAAGCCTGGAGATTACTTAGTATTACGGGGTTATCCTTATGAGGGAGTAGATGCTACAGTATTAGAGGTTGACCATCTTTGTAAAAGAGTAAAAGTTCTTATATACCCTGAAATGGGAAGAATGGAAGTATGGTTACCTTTTGACAACGTTATCTATAGTGTATATTTAAATCATGACCCAGATAAGCTTTATGCTAATTCTGGGGAATATGACCCTAATCAGATAACCAATGAAGCAATTGATAGTATAATGAGATATAGGAGAATTTAATATTATGAACGAAGCTCAACAAAAAGCCTGGAGTTGTTTAATTGATAAAGAACAACAATCATTATTCCTTCAACTATCAGAAAGTAAATCTTCATGGGAAGCTGGTGAAATTTTAAAGTTATCTCATTACAAGTATCTTGAAATCCGAGAACGGTCAGAAAAATTCTTTAGGCTATTCTCGGATTTTTTTGAGAAACACACTTCTATTTTTCGACCAGATTGCCCCTGTGAGAGGAATTTCCAAGATTATATGGAGGGATGTTTAGAGAAACGATTAAAAAGAAAAGAAGCAAGCTTATTCACAGGAGACTCAGCTCAATTACTCCCAAAGGTAAACTCTAAAAATATAGAGAGAAACATGAAGAGGTTAAAGGAGTCTGATGATGAATGGGACATAGACACTCTAAGATTAATTCTTGAATTTGATAGGTGGAATAACTTTAGAATACTTCCAAGGATGCTACAACAGCCATCTGCATTTAAAAGGCGGTCGAATAAGAAGGATAAGATATATATCAAATACCTACTTAATAGGGTACCAGATTGGATGCACACTAAACTCAAGGAAAGGTTTAGGTATAAAGTAAAACCAGGAAAGAAAAAGTATTGGGTAGCTTTAATATCTGAGGACCTATATACCGATGGTTATCTATTGTTACCAGTAAGACCTTTGGATGAAGTAGTAGATGAATTTAGTAGATTCTACATGTATGTATTTAAAACTAAAGATGATGCTGATACCTTTGGTTTTATGGTATCTAAGTTCATGATTAAAACCGAATCTGTTAAGCTTGGACAAAAATTCTGGCCAGAGTACCGTTGCTGTGTGGAAAGAGCAGTAAACTATAATCAAGTGAACAACATAGAATTCAATATTAAGAAATTGGATATGGCTTATAACACACATATCAAGAGAAAGCATAAAAAACCTAAATCCACTGCTGCGAACCGAGCAAAAACCTCGGATTTTTATAAAAATAAATAGAGAAATAAGATAAGATTAAATTATTTATTCTTATATTTGCAAAGAAAATAAATGAATACTTAAAATATTAATGATATGGCAAAAAAGAGTAGAAAAGACATGAAAGCTCCATCCAAGGAGAAATCAAATTTCCTTGGTGCTTCTGGGAGAAACATGACTTATAAGGATTTAAAGAGAAAGGCTATCATATTAGGGATGCCTTTCCCTGATGCTTGTTCTGCTGGGGTATTTGACTTATTACATTATATCAATGTATCAGAAGAAAAGCCAGATAAATCGTTAATTGATAAATATGACGATTGGATGGATAAGCAATTAGAAAATATTGGGTATTCGAAAGATGACCCATTAAGAAATTCTCGATTAAGGCTTGGGTTTCTCGGAGAAGAAGGGGAAAATGGGCAAAGGAGAACAAAACGAGTTCCCGGAATAAAGAAACCTCGAGAAAAGAAACCACCAAGAGAGAGGGATGAATTTAATCTTATCAAGGGTACAAAGAAATCTTATGTATTTGAATTAACTGCAAAAGGTTTTGAACTTGATAGAGTTATTCGGAGAATGAAAAAGAAATTCCCCGAAGCAAATGAGAAATCTATCAATCTTTGGTATAGAATGGCAAAGAGGAATATAAATGGTAAAACTAAAGGAAAGTAACAACGGACCCATACGACCAGATAGATATTATATATGGACTTGGAGACCAGATACTACCAATAAGATTGTTACTGAAAAGAAATTATATAGGAAACATCTAACCGGTATACCATATTTTACTAGACACCAAGTAAAGGTTACCTTAGTTTATCTTTATGGTGTAGATGTTCTTCAATATATCCATATAATATCTGGGAGGAAACTTATAAAACAAGGCATTAGAGAATTATCCGATATGAATGGTAAACTTCTTAAAAAGGGTAGTACTAAATTCTGGTTTAAGGGTAAATTCGTAAAAGCAAGGAAGTTCATAATGCCCGATGAATATCACATGGATAAACACCGACGAAGAAGATTTATGGTACAAATGCACCGAGTCTTTAAGTCTAAAGGAAAAAAGGAATTCAATGAAAGGTACTCAATCAAACTCTATGGACAACGGCAAGGCATATCTCCCAAGTATACAAGGCAAAAGAGATTACAAATCAATCTTGCTATCCTACAGGATTTACAACAGGCTGAGTCAAGAGGAGAAAAATAAATTCAATCTGTTATTCTTGCAGTATCCTCCATTGGTAAGTTCATTGGCTTTATATTTAAGAAAGAAGATGAACATCCCAATACAAAAGGTACTATTTATCAAAGCACAAAGGGATATGCTTGAAATATTCGATGAGGCATCACTTAAATTTTTAGGATATTTGCCTAAAGAAAGGTTTATTAAGAAGTCTCTATTATTTCAAGGGTTTGTTCCATTAGAGAGTATTAAACTTAGAAGGTCTTATGCTTATATAATGACAAATAGGATGATAGAAAATAAAATATGGGTCTACCCAATTCGATTATCCGATAACTATAAAATAATGATAAAAGGTAAATACAAATCCTATACCGAAGTATTTGGGAAGGTGGGTATTCCTGGGATAACTAAAATTAAATATAGCAATGAATAATAACGAAGGTTTTAAAATCACAGCACATCAACCAGCAAACCCATTTGCAGGTAAGAAGTTTAAGATAGTCACTTATCAAGGTGACAAGGAACTTGCCTCTCAGGCAATAACAATTGAATCTCAATTAGAATTAAAGACAACTCTAGATGAGATAAAACAATTCAATATTGCTCAGGAGGAATTATTAAAATCTGGGTATACTCAGAAATCCATACTGGTAAAGAAACTTATAACAGAGTGATATAAATAAATTATTAACCAACTTAAACATTACGAAAATGGCTAAGAAGAAAAAAGAAGTGGAACTGAAAGAAGTTTCCAGAACAGAAATCAATGGTGCAATCATCATTAAGTACGAAGACGGCTCAGTAAAGATTATCCCTGCTCCTATCATGCTTTCTGCCGAAGAAGCCGAAGACCTTTTCGGTTCTGAATCCGATGACGAGGAAGAAGAAGAAGAGGAATCGGATGATGATGATGATGATGATGATGATGATGATGATTCCGAAGAGGAAGAAGAAGAGGAATCGGATGATGATGATGATGATGATGATGATGATTCCGAAGAGGAAGAAGAAGAGGAAGAACTGACCGGTGAAGAACTTGCCGAAATGGACTTCGAAGAACTTGAGGATGTCTGCGACGACAAAGACCTTGAAACTGACCCAGACGATTACGATGAAGACGACATCGAAAAACTCCGTAAAGCAATTGCCAAAGAACTCGGTCTCAAACTGCCGGCAAAGAAAGAAGCCAAAGGTAAAGGCAAGAAAGGGAAAAAGTAATCTGGTAACCGTATTCAAGATTTAAAAGAAGGTAGGGAAATTTCCCTACCTTTATCAACTATTAATAAACGTAGAAGTTTACTTATAATAACCATTAACTTATAAAACATTAAAAATTATGGCAACAAAGAAATCAGACTCCAAGAAGAAAGGGGATAAAGAAAAAGACCCCGAAAAAGAAGCTAAACGCAAGGCTCGTCAAGAGGCACTTAAGAATCGGCCGGCTGAACAACGTCCTAACAGCAAGCAAATCGATGTTATTGCCATTAACGACAAATCCAAGGTAATGAACTTTGGTTATGCTGTAAAGAACAAAGAAGGATATCAGGGTGTAGTGGTTACTTCCGTATTGGTTACGGATGGCAAACCGGTATCAACTTCAGTTTCATTCGTTCCGGGAACTCTTACCGTTAAGTCTAAGAAAGGACACGGCGTTATTTGTTCTCCGAAAAACAAAAAGGCTAAGGAAGAAGAAGAGGAAGAATCAGAAGATTAATCTAGGCACATCCTAAAATAGCGATTACATATCGTCTGCAATAGTTTAAATTTCATAGAGTAACAACCCCACACTTAGGGCGTTGTTCAGCCAAAAGCTCATTGCCTGTGAAGGTAGTGGGCTTTAATTTTTTATACCCATGGAAGAAGAGAAATTAGCAATTCGAAAGAACATTCGAATACTTGCATTGGATAATCTAATAAATACTTATACTGATGCACTAGAAGATAAAGAATTAAACCTGGGACCAGATGAAAGGGAACTTGCCATCAATATAATAAATGAGGCAAGAGAAATGCTATCAGAAGAAACTCAGGAAGTATCTAACCAAGTAATGCAAAGACCCAAATGGAAAAAGACTTAAGATTATTAGTGGGAAACATTAATCAAACTCTCAGAGAATTAGATTATGTTTCGTACCTTAAAAAGGTAGCTCTTAGTAAGGGTAAGAAAGGCGAATACCAATCCCATAGGTTGAAGAGTAATTATCTGAAAAGAAAACTCATATCTCTTAAAGGAGCCCTGAATAAAAAACTTCATGGGACTTATATTGTTGCCCAATTTAATTTTATAAGGGGGGAACAGAAAGAAACTTTTGAACAAACTTTTACGGACTTATCTCAGAAAGAGGTAGAAGATATACTTCAACTCGAGGCAGTTTTAAAACAATGCAGTTTAGAAATCCTAGAAATTAAAGAAATCCCAACCCAAATTAGGAAGGTATAACTATGGTATTATGTAAATAGGAAATTCAATTATTCACCTAATATAAATGAAAATGGCTAAGAAAACAGAAAAGAAGAGTAAATCGGAATCCAAGACTCCGGAACTCACAAAGGCTAAGAAAGCTTTGGATGCTTACCTTAAAGAGAACAAGTTGGACCCTACTAAGGATTGGACCAAAGACAAGAAACATGGTAAAAAGGTTACCGAACTTGTAAACAAGCTCAATAAGGAAAGAGACAAAGTTGCTGCTGCCTATCCTGAAGCTGACCAAGAGAACAACAAGAAATTGGTAAAACTCCAGGAAAAAGAGAAGAAGGAAAAAGCTGAGAAGAAGGCTGCCAAAGAGAAAAAGGAAAAGAAAGGAAATGGCGGTAGAACAGCTACCAAATACGATTATCCTCTCATCGATGGCAGAGAAATGACTTCGGCTGAGAAGAAAAAATACCGTATGGAGCAAAGAAAACTTGCTTCAGGTAAGGCTCCCAAGGAGGAAAAGGAAACTAAGAAAAAGAAGGAAGAAAAGGTAAAAGAGAAACCGGCTTCCGATAAGAAAGATAAGAAGGCCAAAGACAAGAAGAAAAAGAAGGCCGCTAAAGAAGAAGATTAATAAGAGCACTTTTTACTTTTACTTATCATATTTTTGAGTATTCGTTAATAATGGTAGAAGGCCTGGCAATATAAAAATTGTTCAGGCCTTTTATTTTCTAATTAAGTCGAAAATGGAACAAGAAGTATATAAACCAAAACTTAGAATCACTACACTATCAGAGAATGGTACCCCATTATCCGATAGGTTGGTAGATGCCTATACCGAGATGAATTCAGGTCCAAAGGTACAGCATAACGGTCCCATAAGAGTAGAAGTAACTCTTACTAATAAACAAGATATTGATAACTTCAAAGAATACTTAGATAGGTTATCTGGTACATTGCCTGCTAAGGCACCCAATGTGGGCAGAGGAAGACCTGCAGGGTCTACAACTAAGGGATTGGAATCACCAAGGGAGGATATTCTTGCAGATGTAGAAAAAATGATTGAAGAGGGTAAAAGCCAACAAGATATCATTAAATATCTTAGGGGATTGGGATTTGTATTTATCCTTACTGAAGATTTTCTATTTCACTTTCCTGGATTTGAGTTTAATAAAAAAGATGTGGGAGAAGCAACCGACAATAAGCAATATCCCAATTCATTCTCTTGGATGGTAAGATGTATCAAACGGGCTAAGGACCCAAAAGCAGATAAATTTGACCCAATGGTAATCTTTGGTTTTAGCATCCTTGGGGGACCCTCGAAAAAGATTATCCCCTATCTCTATAAGGAAAGGAAGAAACCATTAAGGGCCCAAGTTGGTAAGAACGTAATCTCCTTCTCTCAGGCAGAATTCACTAAACTTCCCAAGTATATGTTAGAATCCGAAAGGATTAAGTTCTCTACTGAACAGAGACAATTGCTTCTAAGTCCCGAAAAGAAGCCTTCTAAATTCTTCCTAAGATGGGTAAACGATGCTATATTCCCAGACTCCATAAAGGAAAAGATGGAAGAAATCAAGAACCGCTAACACTTACCTCCGTATTTATTAAAAGAGTATTTTATATAAAATAATTTTAGTATATTTGCATAAAGAAAATTTAATTATGGACAAGGAAACAAAAGACATCGTAAAGCTCATTGCTGGTATTCAAATTGAATCACTCAACTCAATCAAAGAGGATGTTAAAAATGGGAATGATATTGCCCAAGACTTAATCAAAAAACTCCTTCAGATTGAGGATGACGAAATAATTCGAGCACTAGATGAGCACATTGAATTATACGTGGAAATCGAGAATACTCCTCAACTGATAAATATGCTAAGTGAATACCAAATGCTGGTATGCTCTCACATATTATTCAGAATGGAAGATGAATGGGTACATACTAATTCTCAGGGAGTACTTGGTACCTGGGCAATATTCCAGAGGGCAAATCTCAAATTCCACCCAGAACTAACACTTTTAAAATTTTAATATAGACATGGAAAAGAACGAATACTTAGAATCAGTAGAAATGAACACTGGAGTCGAAATGATTCCTTGCGAATCCTCTAATATTGAGGGCTTTGGTTATGACTCAAAGAAAAAACATCTTTGGGTTGCTTTTAAAGGTAATCGAGTTTATCGCTATGATGATGTACCTTATGAAATCTGCAACGGTTTACATCAAGCAGAATCAAAAGGTAAATACCTTGCAAAGAACATTAAAAATAAATTCGAAACTACAGGTTATGAACTCAGAAACTAAATTCATATTGGGCCTGGTAACCTTGGGGGCAGTGATTTACTTTATGGGTGAGAATAAAACTCATCCAGTAGAAGTGAGCACTGCTCCTTCTCATTTTGAAAGTCCCATAACCAAGTTAATCTCTCTTCAAGATAGCATGGGTATTAAACCAAAAGAAGAGAAGAAACAATGGTATAAGTATAGGGTAGAAATAGAAACGATTCCAGAAAATCAAATCTATAAGATTGAGAAATCTGGATACCAGCAATATGAAGTTTCTAGATTGGGTGAAACTTATTCCTATGTAACCTACGAATTTACCTCAGACAAGGTAATGACTACTCAAGAAGCCTATGACTTCGTAAAGAAATATCCTGAAAGATGTACAAGGGTACCAAATACATCACAAGATAACATTTACGATAAATATAACGAGGATTATGAAGATTACATAAATGACCCAGAGGATGAAATTAACTATCCTCCAGAAATCTTCGACTTCTTAGCCGATTAACCCGAGCAAATAGAAATAATTCAAATAAAATTTTTCTATTTAAAATAAAGTTCTTATATTTGTATCAGAAAAAGAAATTAATCATTTTACTAACATTTTAAATATAGACATTATGAAAAAGAATGAAACAAAGGTTACTAACCTGGTTGCAACTAAGGTTGCCGAACAACTTGAAGGAATTAAAAATTCTAAGACTGCTAAGGCTTCTGCTCCTAAGGCCAAAAAGACTAAAAAGGAATTGGTACAAGATGCTCAAGAAGCTGCCACTAAGTTTGCCAATGCTAAATTGGTAGAACTCTCTCCTAAAACCCAAACTTCCAAAAAGGAACAGGTTGTCAAGGAAGTTAAGGAACAACAAAAACCCTCCATCATCGAACAGGTAATTTCTAATCGGGAAGTTAAATACGTATACCCTGCCGATGTAGTTGATACTCTTGCTCGGAAGAAATGGAGACAACAAACTCGAAACGAACTCCATCGATTGGAACTTGCAATGGCTCGTATCAAGGACCAGAACTCCAAGGAATTCAAGGCTGCTGCTAAAGCATACGAGGACTTTAAAAAGAAGGTCCTCAAACCAGAACAAGTTGCATAAACCTTTATTAACCAGGTGCCCGGGATAATTACCTGGGCATCTCAATTCATACAAAATGGATTACACTATCTTCTCTGATAAAGAGATGCTTAAGCAGGACAAAGAATTGGTAGAATTACATAAACGATGTTGTAAGTCCTATCTAATCCAACATTCACTTAAGCACTCCAAGATTAAGAAGTTCTTTATCGTTTACGATTGGTATATAAATACCAATAACGTAAGGAATTTCTTTTTCAGGCCTATAAACCTTTTCATTCAGGCATTGCTTTTAGGGCAACTTGATGAAATATCCGATTACATTAATCCTAACAAAAATGGAAAACGAAAAAAGAAACGAACCAGAAAAGTATAACGTACTTTACTGCAAAGGCAAATATCAGTATAAATCTAAATATCCCCAAATAGAAACTAAACATAAGGTTATCTATGCAGGGCCAGTAGAACCAATGGCACCCATCTGGGATAATGTATCAGATATATTAAGGAAATCTGATAGAATTTGTACTGAATCTCGAAGAGAATTAAAGAAGTTAGAGGAACGTTCACAGAATAACCTTTACTTCAAGAAGAATGGTATTACTCACATAATCGTATACAAATGTTTAGAGAAATAGTTAAAGACCTATATATAGGCAAATCTAAGTTAACCATAGAATGTAACCAAAAGGAAATACCCCAAACTACTCTGGTTCAGGATGTATTACAGAATACGGGGTTTACTGGTAATATGCCCGACTATGGTACCTATGGTAATTTCAAGGATGGAAAATTTGAGATTACTCCAATGATGCCTAAGCATTGCTTATTTATTACTGGAGTACCCAAAGGGGCAATCCTTGATAATTTCAGAGTTAGAAGAACATATTGGTCCTCTTATTATGAGGATGATGTAAGAGGGTACTTATTTCAAATTACAGATGAAAGTATACCTCGTTTAATAATCACAAACTAAATCTATATGGAAGCAATCGATTACGTAAAATTATTTAAGCTCGACCAAGAGAATTATGATTTTAAAAGGGAAGAGTTTATATCCGAATTAGGTAAAGAATTTCTAGATTATTGCCAAACTACCACAATTGGGGTAGATAAAAAGACTGGCAATATATACTACTACCGATTTAGGGAAATAGTTAAAAATTTCGAAACTAAATTCTGGGCAATCTCAGAACTTAAAATAGGAGAACCATTAACTCAGAAATTATGGAATGCCTTTTTCGCTACTCAGGTAGTTCCTTTAAGGCAAAGGTTATTCCCAAAGGTTCAGAAATTAATCGAAGAGCAAAAGGGGATAACCAATAACCGTAGTAAACAAGACAAAAAACCTACGAACCATAAAAAGGCAAACTATGGCAAGGGAAATCACAGACCTGCATGGGAATAAATTTAAGGTAGGAGATTATAAACTTTGCCTTAATATTCCCATCACTGGGAAAGGTAATTTAGTATTCACCAGGGACCTAATCTCTGGTGAAGCTTTTAATTTATCAGTAAGTAAGAAAAAATATAAGGGATATTTCTATAACCTATCTTTGAATCTGTATGTAAGGTTCGATTTAGAGTATATGGGTTATGATAAAAGTTCCGATATCAGAAAATCTCATTTGTATGTCAGAAAAGGAAAATAAAATGGTAAGATTCCCAAGACCTATGGGGACTACTGCAATGGCATTAGAATATCAGAAGAACCCAAATGATGAACTTCTGATAAAGATACACAACTACATTATTAATCAATGGCTGATGGGTAATGGAGTATTATGTGGTATCACTTATGATATCAATACATTCTCATACCGTATGGGTATAGATATTAACTACATACGGGTATTTATGAGAGATAGGCTATTAAGCTCTAGAATATGGGATAAAGAAAAAGCAGAAGATTTACTTCAAGCGTTAATGGGAGAACAACTAGCATGGGCATTAGAAGACCGTATGGAAATAGCCCATCAGGTTAATATCCTAAGAGAATCTCAGGGAGGGAAATACGTACCGTTTATATCTGCCGAGCTGGGAAAGGCCCTTAAATTAAAGCTTGAATCCTCTACATCTCTGCAATCAATAGTACGTAATCTTACTGGAGGAAGTACTACAAATATCTTTGCCCAATTTAATCAACAGAACAACGTAACACAGCAAAATGCAATCACCATTGAAGAGGCACGTCAAATCGTATTGGAATCACAAAGGGTATTAGATAAACCAGAAGAGGCTAAACTATTGGAGGATAGGTATGACATTAAGTCTCTACCTGAAGTAGTTGCTACTAAACAAGAAGGAGTAGATACAAGTAAAGAGGGTCTTAACCTTAATAAAGCAGAGTTAATGCAAATTACTGATGATTATAAGGGAGCTATGTCTTCATTCTCTAAAGAACATCATGAACTACGTAGAGAAATCGAAATGCGTATAGACCAAGACGAAGAAGACCCAGAGTTATACCAATATGAAGACTTTGAGAAAGAAGAAAAAGAGGATGGCTCATTTGCATCTCAATTCCTCCGAAATAGTAAGCTCCCATAGTTATATCCGGATATTGCATATTTAAAAAGAAAGAATTATATTTGCATATCAATTTTAAAATAGACAAAAATATGGAACTACCAAAGACATCTTACAAAGAGACTCGGGTTAACAAGGTTAATCAGGGTACATACTTTAAATTAAAACCAACTGATACTGCTCCAGTATGGGTAAGAGACCATTATGATAAATCATCTAAGACTTATGCTTGCCATAAGTATGATGACTCAAATCACGAAAAATTTCTCAAGGGAACAAGGAAAATATACATTGACTTTACATTTTAATCACATGAACTTATTTAAACGAAAGAGATGCTGTAGTGAACTCATTGCCCTTAAAAATGGCAACTTAATATTCAAATTGAGTAATACTCATATCAATGCTGCTTATAATACTTTACAGGCAATAATGAGGAAATCTGGTATATTCGATGAGAATCTATATTTCGATGTCTATCAGGAATATCGGAAACATTATGCTATATACGACGTAGTACCATCGTTGCTAAGGTATAAGATACCCTTGATATTTTCAGGTAGATACCCAAAGAAACTATTCGATAATCAGTTTACTTTTGAGGAATTGATACCAAATGCTCTGGTATATCATAGCTTACCAGAAAATTTCAGATTACCGGAAAGCTTAGAGAAAATCCTTTTAGAAGTAAGAAAAAGGGTATCTGCTTATATAGACCAAGAAGGTATATCAGACCAGGGTTATAGGGATTTGGTTCGAATGAATTTCGTAAAACAATGGGATGTATTTAGAAAGGACCCATCTCTTATAGATTGCTATATGGATGCTCAATTGGGCATGCTATATATGTGGGCTAGAGTAGAAAATAAAACAATCGTAAAGAATATAATCGAAAGAACTCAAGATGAACTAGCTCAAGAGTTCTTATCTAAATATCAACAAAATGGAGAATAAAGAGAAATTTGCTTTCCGAAAGGTTAAAATGTCGGAAGGTGTAGAGGTAGAATTTATTAAATTACTTACCTCAGTAGAGACTAAAAGTGATGAAGATATCATCAGAGCTTTTAAAGCTCAACTATCTTCTGGAGTATTAACTTGCCATGCAGAAATGTTATTTAGAACACCAAGCCAGGTAGTATTTCAAACATCTCAGTTCAGTAAACCATTTAACTTTTATAAAAACTGGGAACTATGGGTATTCTCTAATATCCTGGGTGTATGGACTTTAAATAGGTTTAGGATATGATTACAATGAAAAACCTCCAAGTAGAGGATATAAAAGATGAATGGTTATATAATGCCTTAACACAGGGCATCAAGGAATGTATAACTGCTCCAGTCCTAACTTTGGACCCAACAAAGCCAGAACCAATTAAGAGGGCAGAAATGATACTGGAGAATTTCTCTCAGGAAGATTCTCCAGTAGTAGCTACAGTGATTGCTCCAGGCAATTTCATACAGATGATATTACCGAAACATGAGATACTTCTCTCGGTAATGTTCATCTATAAGGAAAGGAATACCTATGTACAACTTATAATACAAAAACTTGCTTATGAACGAGAAAAGACTACCACCAAGACTAATGGTTCTGCTAGTGGTACTGAAGGGTGAAAAGGTATATAAAGTACCAATTAGGTCAGAGATAGAATTAGACCATCTAAAGGATTTCAATACACTAAGAAGAATCCTTACTCCTTTAGTACAACTATATCATGGAGTAGGTTTTGATACTAGACTTACTTACGATGAATTCAGTATCTTCATTAATGACCTACAACATTTGGGATATGAACGGTTAGATGAATACTCCTCGGGTATACAAGAATTAGTAGAAGCAAAACCCATTACTGAGAATGACCAAGATATTGAGAAAATACGAAAAGGGTTACTTATCTCTCTTAAATCTCAGGAGTTATCAGAGGTATTAGCTACTAAACTAAAGCAAGCCATACATGAAGTATTTGAAAACGAAAAGAAGAAAGGTGGACTAATGAACAAGGAACCCTCTTTAGAACCTATGGAGAGTTCAATTATAAGAGAGGCTCTATATTTGCTAACTCCCCAATTACCTTAATAATTGAAAGGCAGTGGATTAGACTGCCTTTCATAGCGTGTACACATCCTCAGCCTCCCTAAAAATAAATTAGATATATTTTTCTATAAAAATAAAAATGCTTATATTTGCATATCAATTTTAAAATAGACAAAAATATGAAAACGAACTCAGTAACTTACAATCAGGCAGACGAACTAACTAAGGTAGTTCGCAATTTCTTAGAAAAGAAATCTACATTTGAACTTGACTCTGATGAACAGGGTAATCTTCTTAATCTTCTAATGGGACTCTTAATCAAACTAGAGGATGATTACAAACTCAATTGCTTGGATATTAATCAGGTACAAATCTATGATACTACCTATTATTCTTTCATTTTCGAATCCATGGTAACTGCTAATACTAATCTCTATAAGGGGCAATTAGCATCTGCTGCAGTTCAATTCATGAATGATTTTACCGATAATGACGGTAGGTTCATATCATTCAATCAACTCGATAGAAACAACTGGATTTTCCAACTTAATTTCTCAATCTCATGACAAAATATAACGTTAGTCCATTAGTTGCTCGGGAGATAGAATTCTCCACGGGCACTATCTTTGGTGGTAGCTGGTGCAGATACTTTATTTCAATTACCCTACACCAATGCTATATAGAAGCAACATGGAAAACCCGTCCTAAAAATGATTTAGAGGGACACAAAGAAATCTTTAACTCTTTACAGGAGTATCTAGATTGGTTTGCTAATCTTAAGAAAACTTACGGGAGGAGAATATCCCGTAAACAAATGGTATATGCTGCATACGATGAAACAACTCGTACCTTTAGTTACAAACCCTACGAGAATTGGGCTACCAGACGTTCTAAGGAGAAATTAAATAAGCCTAAGGAACCAATACTGGCCGATGAATTATACTAATCCCCCGATCAGTTAATATACCTCAGGGAGTTCAGAAACACTAACATCTGGGCTCCCTTAATTATTGCATATTTAAAATATTATTTCTATATTTGCATAAGAGAAAAATAAATATAATTATTAACCGACCTTGAACGGGGTCACAAAACTTATTTCTTATGACAACTATTAACGAAATCTCAAATCACATTATGAGTTACTTTGATGGAACTCTTGATGCTTTTGGTTACACTGCTCAATCAGTTAACGAAATATCAAATCCGGATGAATCATACATGGGAACTTTCAATCTCCAATTCCGGGATTATCCTATAGACGATGACGAAAAGGCAGAAACCTACTGCAGAGAATCCGATGCTTTTGAACAATACGTGATAGAATTCATTAATTCTCATTGGGATGAACATCACCCATTAAAAGAACTTAACCCTAATTCTCATTACATGTCAAACTCATACGGAGATACTATCCAGGTACATTTCAATGATGAATCCCTTTTCATTATCATTACTATGACAGGGCAATATTAACAAAACCCTCTGGGAGGCACCCAAAACACCCCAAGAACCTCCCTATTTATAAAAATAAAAGTAGTTATAAAAACAAGTTTATAAATAATTTTGTATATTTGCAGTGAGAAATATTTCTCAAATAATTTTAATATAGACACGTTATGAAAGAATTAAAAAATTTAGAGGCCATCCGGGAACTGCTTGCTTCCCACCCCATTTATACTTATGATTACTCAGATGGTCTTCTCATTAACAAGGAAGATACCAATATCCAGGTTTACTCAATCGACTTAGAGGATGAACCTTTTGCTGATTATATCTCAGGATATATCATCACATATGCTTCAGAGGAAGTTCTCTTCGAAAACTTAAGGGAAAACATTATTTCTCACATGGACTTAACAAAGGGTGCCGATGACCAATATTATGATGATTCACCCTCACAGGTAGAGGCTATCCTATTTGGTATTCCTCAATTAACTCCAGAACATCAGGATTACATAATTACTGGACTCAAAAAACATCTCCGGGAATTCATCCAGGACGAGGAACAAGATGAGGACATGATATCCCAATATACCAATATCTACAATGCTATCGAAAAATGGGAATCAGACCACAGGGAAACAGAAATCTTCCAACAACTTGCAGTATCAGAATTATTTAACCAACTAAATAAATAATCACTATGGTAAACTTATATAAATTACTCAATGTACTGGAACAGGGCATGTCTCTGTTCCAACTTAATAAATGGAAAACCGAAGGCATCTGGTATCCAATCACCCAATACAAAAAGGAATCAGATGAAATACAGGTAGTAACTAACCTATTTGTTGCTGACCAGGAACAGTACCATATCCAACTATCTGGGAATTATCCAGAAGAATCTGAAGACTGGAACAAGTTTCTAGAGGAAAACCAATGGAAAATCTATCCCTTACTTGCAAATATAATGCAAGTCTTCTTGCCCACAGGGAACTATCAATTATTCTATACTCAATATCCACAAGGATTCATATCCATAATCGCTAAGCCCCATGATAAGTAAAGAACTCAAATCACAATTAAGTATTCTCAAGGAAACTAACCCAGAATATATTCAAACCCTAAAGGATGTCATTACGGCATCCTATAAGGCAGAACTTCAGGCAATCAAACCCAGTTCTACCGAAGAAGAGGAACAACTCAATATCGAACTCAAGGACATAGTATTAAAAATACTATTTGGGCCTTTCTATAACTATTTCGTATCAGAATACGTAGTATCAGATACTATATGGGAAGAACAGGATAAACTAATCGAGGACTTATATTATTACTTCAAATCATGACACCGTATATTCAACAACAACTTAAAAAGCTATGCGATAATCCAAATTGGTATGACGATATGCTCATCTCATGGGATAAAAACCCAAGAAATCAAAGGGAAGCTATTTATAACTACCTTTCTCATGTACAACTAAATGGGTTACTAGAAAACACTCAGATAGTTTTTACATTCATAGATGGCGACATGAAACCAGCTTTCTATTTCGAAATTCCCAGAGATACCAATCGATATCTTATACTGGGAATCCTCGATGAAGCAGGTTATCCTCATTGCTGCCTATTATGCCAACCAAAACAAATGTTTAACCCTCAACTCAATTAACATCATGAAACCAACAATAACAATAAACGAATACCCAATCGGATGGGAATGGTTAGACAGAGTACCTCTAGAGGACTTTACTTGGCTTATAGAAATATTCTCTACCATGACCGATAACACTGATACTTATGACTTTGCTACCTTCGATAAAGAAGCAACTAATGGAGAACCTCCTTATCCAGTAATCGAAATCAATAGGAAAGGCTTAGCCCACTTCATGAATGATGACCAAGGCTACGAATCCGGTATATCAATGTACGGCCACTACATAGCATGCAAATGCCTTGACATATCCTCAGAAGAGGAATACATGAATCAATTAACCGATATAAGAATCCTAACTAACGAACTAGAGCCATGCTAACATCAGGTAAATTCTTAGTATCATTCGAAGTACCAGGCCCACTACCTGGTACTACCGAAGGCTTCTGCGAAGAAATGAACGTAGTGTACAGAACCGAGGAACTTAATACCTACCTCCGCTACCCCAAACAAGAAATAAACCCATGGCATAAACATAGTACCTACATAAGGCTAAAGCTAAGAGAGATCCTTAAAGTAAACCTAACAGATATAACCATAATCGATATAATATCACTACCATGAACATCCTCTATCACATACTAAGGGGAATCCTATCCCTAATCACCATCCTAACCCTCATACGCAATGAGAAAATATACCAAGCCCACAAGCATACCCACCCAACAAACAAATTAAGGTATATCATCTCACAAACCCTAATACTAATCCTATACACCTCATCACTAATCCTGGTATCCTACACATATAGGATTATACTAACCCACCTATAACCCAATACTCCCCTACCCAACACAAAAATAAAAAGAAAATCATATAGAGCCTAACTAAGCTACCATCCTAACTAAGGTACATATAATAAAATACCTAATACACATATACCCCTTATTATACTACATACATAATCAATATACCATAATACATATCAAAGTACCTCGCCGGGGGTTTTGGGGATTTAGGCAAACAAGGCAAATGATAACCCCTCTACTATACAAAGCCACTCAACTACACTATAGCCACTATACCATATAGCTCTACTACACACTTTAAAGGCAAACTCAAAAAGGCCTAAAAAGGCAAATAAATCCGACCATTAATGGCCTCTAAATCCGATTGCCTTGAGTACCCTTTATATGTATTATATTATAGATTGCATTCAAGGTAATTCGAAGGTAGGGGATTATATAATACAGGTATGTTATGTAGCTTCTATGTATGTAGGTAGTATAGCTTTAGTACATCGTCGATTAATGGCCATCACAATTTACCTTGATTACCTTCACCAAGTTATTATATTATGTATTATATAATAAGTATTGGGTTGGGGATTAGGTAAATAGGATATTAGGTTTTATGGCTAAACGGTTTATAGGATTTAAGGCCTTCAAGGGGCATATTTAGGTAATATTCCTAGTAAGTATGTAAGTAATTGCATTAGTATTTATATTAGCATTATTTGTAAAGCTCTAGGACAATTTTGTGATTTAGGTACCCCTAAATTACCGAGAGCCATTAGGTATTATATAATATTAGTTATAGGTAGGGAAGGTAAAGGGCAATCTCCATTAATGGCCTCAAGGACTAAGGCAAATATAATTCAAGGCCCTTAATAACCTACGAAGGCAATTAGGGTTATTGCATAATTAAAATAAAGTCTTTATATTTGCAGTAAGAAAATAAAATAATAATCACTTAAAACCCATTACCCATGAACACAGAAGAATTATCAAACCGATTAACACAAATCGTACAAGGCATTACTAATACTCACCCTATTAGGATTAAGGCTACTATCGAGGTTTTCCTTGAAGAATTTGACCCAAGCCAGAACTATCTTCTCTCTATTTCAGATATAGAAGGCTATGAGACTCAATTTATCGAATTCGAGATTTGGGACAAAAACGATGGTCCTATACCAGGTATCAAACTTTTCAAGGATCTCAATATATACCTTGAACGAGAATATTGCGAATACTAACCAATTAACCCAGAGCCTAACTAAGGTATCTGGGTTTTTACTTACGCTAACTTAGTAAGCCCTTATAGGCTATCCTAATCTCTATAGGCTTACCATAGTCCCTATATGGCCTTATTGAATTAGGACCTAATAGGTTTATAGAGGGCAATAATAGGGATATAGCTAATCGGCCTTAATTCTTTATCACCTTAGTCCATTAATGGCCTTATCAATATACAGGTATATAATACACTCTCAAGAGGACAGGCATAAGCCATATAGGAATATCCTTATACATATCATATATGCCCACTACAAGGCGTGTGAAGATTACCCTTGTGAACCCCCAAAATTAAGTGCAAATATTAAGTGCACAATATTTTCTATTTTATGAATTTTTCACAAAAATAATTTTGAAAATAAAATTATTCATTTTCTCAAAAATTTTTCTTGAAAATGTTTGTAGATTAAAATAAAGTTCGTATCTTTGCAATGTGAGAAAAACAAAGCAATATTTGAATAAATTTTTAATTAAAACTTTTTAAGAAAATAATTCTCTAAAAATTTTGTAGATTAAAAAATAGTTCTTATATTTGCAATACAAAAATGAAACAAATACTACCTTATTAGAATAGTTTAAAAAGTCTTGAAAGTCTATTTGAAAAGGTAATAAAAATAATAAATAATAAAACTTTCAAGCAATTTAATTATGAAAAAGCAAATTAATAACGTGAATGTAGAAAAAGCAAGTGCAAACGTAAAGGCAAATAGTTTAATTGCTTTAGACGTATTGAAAAGCGTAAAAGAAAAAAATGCGGGTCTTTTCAAAACCTCTTTAGGGACAAAAACAGAAATTTACAAAAAAGAACTTTTTGAGGGTGCAAACGAAAAGCAAATCAAATCGTTACGCAAAAAGTTCAGAAACGTAACTTTCAATTTTCTTTCAACGATTGCAACAAATGCAGATAAAAAACTAATTGAGGGCTTTATAGACTTTTATAAACAAGTCTATGTAATAAACGATTTTTCTTTTTCTTCAATTGCAAGCGAAAACACTAAAGAAGAAAAGAAAGCAATTCTACTAAAAGGGCTTGAAATAGTGAAAAACTCCTTGAAATAAAAACAAATCAGAGTAGGGAAATATTTCCCTACTCACTTAAAAAATAAAAGTTATGATATTAAATATATTTTTATTTGTTGGAATAATTTATTTAGTTATTCAATGCTATAAAGACACAAAAGAAATTTTGAAAGACAATAACGAAACATTTAAAGATTGAAAGAAAGCAAAGGGACAAATAAAAATGTTTGTCCCTTACTTTTTATTTTCAAATGTTAAATTTAAGGGAACCGTACTCCCCTTTTAGTACCACAACTTTCGAAGCTTTCGCATTAAGGGGTACCTTGAAGGCAAATACACATTTTTAGTACCAGGAAATTTTGATACCTCGTATTAGAGGCATGCCAAGATATCCCACACCCCCCATGCCCACATAACACACAAAGAAACCAGAGAATAAAACATCCCTGGCTCTCATCCACCTTATCCCTCTGGTAGATTACAATATCAAAGTTCTTTCTATAAACCAAAAACTTATAAAGATATGGAAGAAAAAACATTATTCAAACTAGCACGTGCAATTACAGATACAGGTACAGATACTGTATCTTCAAAAGGTGGTACTGTAACCTACCGTATCACTTCCCTTAAAAGAAAACTGGTAAATGGCAAAGTAGTTTCAACCTCTACACCCTCTTGTACTTTGGGCTCAGCCTCCGTAAGTTGGGCTACTTGGGGAGGAGTTACCGTTGGAAATGGTTACTTAGATGTAAAAATTAACTATTCAGAAAATACTGGGTCCTCAAGGTCTACTACTCTGACATTTGACCAGAATGGATCTGATAACAAAATCAATCTCACAGTAACTCAGGGATCCAGTGTTACCTATACTGGATACATAAAAATGGTTTCAAACTCACTGCCTTTAGGTGGTAGTAAAGGTAATACTGCTCAAATCCTTGTGATGGCCTATTTAAAGGGTAGTGATGGGTCTAAAAAGCCAGAAACTCCCCATGTGGGTAGTGCTCCCGATTGGTGCGCAGTATCCGTTTCCAAAGTGGGTACTCTTGAGAACCATTACATGTTATCCCTGACTGCTTTATCAGATAATAATACTGGAGCTAACCGTTCAGGGCATATCTTCTTAACCTGTGGGGATGCTAACCTTAGTATACCAGTAACTCAGATCAGAAGTCACAAGGGGCTTTAACATTCACTCTCTCTGGATTGCCCACAGATACAGGCTACTATCTCTTTGGCAGGGGAGCTAGGCCACAGAATACATCATCTTCAGGTCAGGTGTATATACAAGGTCTCTCAGCAACTGGTACTACTACTATGCCGCTTCCATTCTATGCCAATGACTCAGAACCTGGTTCTCGAATAGAATGTATTACTGGAGATAAAGTAGCTGTATATACTAAATCAGGTGCTACCTGGATATCAGAGGGGTCATTTATAGTACCAAGTGCAGGAGGAACAGTATCAATCTAAAAACATTATACATTATGGAAAATAAAGTTCTTAAATTAGGGGGGGGGGAGATCTACCCAAGATGTATATGCAGAAATAAGACAGGGAAACTCTGAGAGATGGACAATACAATCTCAAAAGAGTAAGTATGTAAATGGCAAATTGTCCGGAGTTATTGGGGTTGGATATACTGCTAGCCTCAATAACTCTAACTATCTTTTAGAAGAAGACAAGAGTAACAATGAGATTCAGATTACTGCACAAAATGACGGTACTTCTGGGCTTTGTGTACTTACTCAAAACGAATCTGGCAATAAGATAAATCTACACCTTACTACTCCCGAAGAAAAAGAATATTGGGAAATACGTTTTAATCCTATAACCATCACTGGAGTAGACATGAGTGCTTTTTTCTTTGCTGCTACTAATATTAGTGGCGAAGGTGGATCTATGGCTAAGGGTGACAGATATAAGAATTGGATAGTAAATCAAAATAGACATATGATTAATGTCTACATATCTACTATGTACCCGGGAAATTTCGAAATGTTGTCTTGGTCCTGCCTTGATAAGAATGGTAATGCCTTTAGCCCTAATTACAATATACCCGATAACCAATACTTTACAATAAAAACAACTGGCTTAGGTTCCTATACTCTTAAAAAAATTTCAACCCCCTCTGTTAGCAGTGGTACTCTTATACTCTCAAGTAGGTTTAACCCCACTAAAAAATATCCATTAGATTTGAATTTTTATTGGGGAGCTCCAACCTAAGACTTATATTGAGATTAAGATAATATCCCAATTATAAAAGCAATTACCCAGAGTATTAAAGTAAGGGTATATGCAACAGAATACCTATGCCAGGGATACCAGCAGGTAATATAAGAATCTACTTTTAGTATTTCTGGATGTTCTTCCTCGTATTTTTTATCCTCTTCTCTAGAACTGTATTTATGAAATACATAGAAAGGTAAGAATACGAGGAAGATTATTAGAGCAACTGGGAACAAGAGTAGGAGAAGAATCTCCCACCCTTGCATTGATGACCCAGCATAATTACCATCTCTGTCAAAAAAGTATCTCATAGTAATTTGTATTTTATGTATCTGATTAATAGATAAATCGGAAATAGAGGTAATACTATCCATACCGAGATGAATAAAACGAGAGAGTGTATTTTGTGAGTATAGGGTAAATAATCCAAGCAAACCCTTACGAAGAATACCGTGAACGGTAAGCATACCAAGTAAATTATTGCTAATACTGTAATCATTGTTCTTTGAAGTATTTGTTAATAATCTTGGTAAGCTTCTTATCAAATTCAATTATCATATTGAAAGCATCTGTATCTTTCATACCATTTATTTCCTTGTCAAGGAATTCTATATTTCTCTTAATCGAGAAATAAGCCTTGTATGCAAGGAATATTCTTTCATTCTCTTCCGTAATAGGAAGAACTTCCCCCTTTTGCCCATCCAATCTTGGATATGTATTATCTGGACCGAGAGTTCTTGCAACTTTTACCCGGTTACTAAGCATTGCAAATCCACCTTTCTTATCAATAGATTCTACTGTTACTTTCTCTGTGATGGGTCTTCCTGATAATACGAAGATAACTTCATCACCTTCTTTGAGCTTTTTGATTTCTTTCTTTTCTTTTTTCATATCTATTTTATTTAGAAATTTTCTTTATGCAAATATACGAAATTATTCTTTATTTATTGCATTATCTATTTTATTTTTTATAAATTCATAGGCATTGCCCCGGTAATCCTCTAGCATTTTGTATTCCTGTGGAGATAGAAATATTCCGTTTACTTTAAAAGCATCTCTTAGATGTTCTGGTATAGTGCCTTGATGAGTGATGTTATTATAACGGATGATGAAAAGTTTCTCTTTATCTTCATCTATAACACCAAGAGTGTTGACTGGTTGGAGTTTAGTTTGGTAAATTCCCCCAAAAGCAGAAGGTACCATTAAAATACTTCCCGGTATTCTAGTTATCCAATGGGAATAATCGGGAGTAATTACGGCAATTTTCTTCTCTTTTTCAAGTTCTTTATCATAAGCTAATCGATTAAACCAAAAAGCACATTTAAAACAAACTTGTTTTCTTGCCATAAGTTGAGGGATTTCCCGAGTTTCATCGAATTCCTCTAAATTAATTGGTTTGCCACATATCTGGCACTCATTTTTCTTGTCCATATTGCATTATTTTATAAGTTATATATGATAATAGAACCTCGAAACATCCTAAAAATGGGTTATAAGCAATACTTTTGTTACTAAAATTGAACCATTAAAACTGATAAGTTATGGATAAACTAACAAATGAAATGATTAAAGACCTTGCTATTCGCTTAGGTTTAGAACCTGCCCTATTGAAAGCTGTCCAATTGGTGGAAGCTGCCGGTAGAGACGGGTTTTTAGCTGACGGTAGGCCTCAAATTCTCTTTGAGGGTCACATTATGTACAAAGAAGTACATAAGAAATTCCCAGACAGAGATTTAGCTTACCTTTGTAAGAGATATTCTACGATTTTCTTCCCTAAATGGGATAAATCGAAGTATTTGGGAGGTGTACACGAGTATAAGAGACTCGAATTAGCCAAAGAAATTGACGAAGAATGTGCATTGAAGTCTGCAAGTTGGGGTATGTTCCAGATTTGTGGGTTCAATCACAACCTCTGTGAATGTAAAGATGTCTTCGAATTCGTTCATAAGATGTCAGAATCTCATGCAAATCAACTAGAACTCATGTATTATTTCATGAAAAACTCTGGTTGTTTGAGTAATCTCAAAGAAAAGGACTGGGCTGGCTTTGCCAGAAAATACAATGGTCCCGGGTATGCCCAGAATGCCTACGACCAAAAACTAAGAAATGCTTACGAAAACTTCAAAGATAAATTATGAAAAGATGTCATTTTAACAGCTGGGTAGCAAAGGTATTCCTTTTCCCCAGTTACAAAGCAATTACTCTGGTGTATAACTCATTCTTCAAACACAAAGTAGAAGAGTGTAAACCCGATGATATCAATCATGAGTGTATTCATCAGATACAGCAGATTGAGTGTAGTATAGTGGGTTTGGTACTTGGTATCATACTCTGGTTATCATTTGGTATATCCTTTTGGTGGGTAGTGGCTCTGACTTTTGGATTCTTCTACCTTTGGTATGTTATCGAATACCTAATTATCATGTGCTTTGCCAAGTGGAATAAACAGAATGAAAGATATCATGATGTAAGTTTCGAAGAAGAAGCCCACAATAATGATAAGAATCTGAGTTATTTGGAAGACCGTAAGCCATTTGCTTGGATTAAGTACATTAAATTGAGAAGCTACAAGAAATGAAGAAACTAAGGGTATTGGGAGTGTGCGCTGGACAGGGTGCACTCCTGTTCCCTTTTAAGAAGAATTTGTTAGGGAACATAGAGATAAGGGGAGTATTCCACACTCCAGGCGAAGAACAATGGAAATTAAACTTTGGAGATATACCGTTCTATAAGGGCTTTTGTTTACAAGAATTTGATGAGAAAGTAGACATAATTATATCAAGCCCAGATTGTGGAGCAGCCTCAGTAATGAGGTTATCTAAGGTAAAAGAATTAGGTAATCCCAAAGATAACCGTAGTCTTAATCTAGTAATTGCATCAATACTCGAGTATAAACCCAAGATATTTCTTATAGAAAATCTACCAAGACTGCTAACCTTGCTTCCCAAGGATTTCTTTGAGGAAACATTCAAAGACTATAAATTAATTTTTCACGAAAGGTCAGTTTTAGATTACGGAAACTCACAGGAGTCAAGGAAGCGATTACTCATCATTGGAGTACATAAAAAGACTGGTAAGAAATACTTGAATGCTTTTGATGAAGTATTTCAAGTAAAAACTCCAACAACTACTAGAAATCTACTTAAACCACTCACATTCTCTCAGAAAAATAATACTAACCAGATTCCGTTTATGAGTAAAACTCTGGCAATGTATGATTATCGAAAGCTTCCAGAGAAGAAGAATCTCACAGTAGCAAAGATACATAGGCTCTGGGTTAGGGATTTCAAGAATGAAAAGAAGTGGCCTATCAAAACTGCAAAGATGAGTACTCTTCCAGGAGTATATCGATTAGAGTATGATAAACCTCCCTTAACTCTCAGACCTGCAGATAGGCAATTTAGACCCGATGGCTACCCTTTGGGAATAGAGGATTTCAAGGCAATTATGGGATTCCCCGATAAATTCGAAATTTACCTTCACAAAAATGGTGATACCTTCGAGGGTGATTTTAAGGATTACCATTACTGGCTTAACAAGGCAAGGTACACAATTGCCAAGGGCTCGGTTTATGAGGTAGGGATTTGGTTCAAAAAATGCCTCAAAAAGGCAAATACCAAAGAACCTTGAGTTTCAGCTTTATATATAAAGTCTTATATATAAGTTTCTGGGGTGCCTTGAAATATATAGATATATAATATACTACGTATATATATCTATATATTTATCTGCGTATATATAGCTATTCATATATCATATCGTAAGTAGTATATTTGGATATTATCTCACTTCGTTCGATAAAGGTAATCGCTAAGCGATTACCGAATAGATAGTATCATTAAAGCGTGCGAACTTCCTAAAATTTTTGAACATGAAGAATTTAAAAAGGGCCTTGTTCATTGTACTTCTAGGATTTACTATTTACCTTTGCTTCAGGAATTACAAACTTTCTCGAGAGGTTGATTCCTTAGAACTAGCGGTCAATGAAATCCCAGATACAGTATACACAGAGAAACCCTTCAAACCAGAGAAGAAGTACTCAGAAAAAATTGAACCAGGTAAAATCTTAGTTCATGATAATAAGCAGCCAACTCTCTTTCCTGATTCCATGCTAAGGCAGCCAGTTATCAGTAACCAAGATTCCCTGGTTCAAATTGTTTTGAAGAAAGATAAGTTGAACTTAAGTCTGTTCAATAAGGAGACTAACACTTATTCAACTAGATTATTCCCAATCGACTTAGATAAGTACAACTACAACTGGTATGAAGGTCAATTAACTCGAAAGAAAGTTGCAAGGTTATCACTTAGTCCATACATTTATGGCAAATACAGACCTTTCAATAATCTCTTCGATATGGGAGCTGGTCTTTCAATCAAGACTAAGAGATTTAATTACAAATTCGGAGTCAATACCTTTTACTATCCGAAGATAAAATCAGGGATGGGTACTGACATCGAATTTCAAATAACGTATAACTTTTAGATATGGCAAAGACTATCTCAGAAACTAGAACTACTTTAACTCGAGAAGAGCTATCAAACTTATCCCGAGTTTCTAGTGATGTTTTCTTTTTTAGCCTTTTTTGCTATGTGATACATCCAGTAAGAGGAAAGGTAAGATTCGATTTATACCCATTTCAGAAATCCGTTCTCTACAATTTCATTGCCCAACGATTCAATATCATTCTCAAATTCCGTCAGGCAGGAATTACAGAACTTATTTCAATGTACTGTCTTTGGTTGGCGATGTACCATCCCAACAAAAAGATAAACATTATCTCTATCAAAGACACAACTGCTAAGAAGGTGCTTAAGAAGATTAAGTTCATGTACAAGAATCTTCCATGGTACCTTCAAACTCCCATAATCAATGGTAGAGCTGGAGAATACGGTTCTGCTTCCATGATAGAATTTGATAATGGGTCATTTATTGAATCAATTCCGACATCATCCGAAGCCGGTCGTTCGGAATCCCTTTCTCTTCTGGTAATTGACGAGGCAGCAGTAGTAAGATGGGCTGCTCAAATTTGGGCTGCTGCATTCCCTACTCTTTCCACTGGTGGAGCTGCCATCGTCAATTCCACTCCCTATGGAGTTGGTAATTTCTATCACTCAACTTGGGTAGATGCCATTGCAGGAGGTAATCCTTTTAACCCAATTCGATTATACTGGCAAATGCACCCAGAACGAGATATCAATTGGTATAACCAAATGTCTTCTGCTCTGGGAGCAAAACGAACTGCACAAGAAATTGATGGTGACTTCTTATCATCTGGTAATACAGTCTTCGACTTAGCAGATATTAAAGCTATCGAAGACTGCCTTAGTGATTACCCAGTTATTAAGAAGAGATTTAATGGTCAATACCGACAATTCTGTGAACCCGAATCAGATAAAGAATATTTCATTGGTGCAGACGTTTCAACTGGTAGAGCTTCTGACTACTCTTCATTTACTTGTATGGATAAGCTAGGAGAAGAACAAGTAGTATATAAGGGAAGAATGGCAGTGGGGGCTTATGCTAAGTTACTTGGTGATACTGGGAAGTTGTTTAACTGGGCAGTAATAGCTCCAGAATCCAATGACGTTGGTTTATCAGTAACTTCTAAGCTTCAAGACGAAGGCTACCCTAACCTTTACTACTACCAGAAGATGCTAAAGAAAAAAGGTAAAAGTAGACCTGAAATGGATAAATCCCCTGGTTGGTTAACCACCCAAAAGAATCGTTCAGTGATAATAGAAAACTTGGAAGAAGATATTCGATTAGATCACGTAATCATTAAGGACCCATTCTTTGTACAAGAAGCTTATACCTTCATTTATGATGGTTTAGGTAGACCTGTTGCAATGGGTAAACATAGGGCTAACAATTCAGCTGTAGATGTAGACCTTGAAGGAGATGTATATGCCGATGATGATATCTTTGGAAAAGCAATATGTAATCACATAAGGAAAGGAAAAACTAACGTAATCGTACAACCAAGATGAAAAAGTACTTCAATTTTAGTTGGGGTTGGGGACGTAAGAAGGACCCTCCCAAGAATGGTACATCCTCTAATAAAGAGGAAAAGCCTGCCACATCGATTTCGCCTGGTAGGGTTTCAGTTGACGATGATAGCGATAACTTAATTACATCATTACAAGGGTTGACTAAATTAGTTGAACCCTCTTTTCGTGTTGATGTGATACCTTTAATTCGGGATTTATATAAAGTAAATCCAGATATGGGCATCGCATTGCAAGATATGTTTAAGTTAGCTAACACCAGTCATACAGTAACTTTCCCTAATAATACCGATGAAGAGGCTTCAAAGATGAGAGAACATCTTAAGAAAGCCACCAAGGGATGGACCAGATATACTGCTGGTATAGATGGTTTAGTTAATAAAATGATTGTTCAACTTCTTGTAAGTGGGGCAATATCCGTAGAAGGAGTACCAAATGATAAGCTTGATGGTTTGGCTACTGTATTATTCCTTAAGCCAGAACACATCAAGTTTAAACGTGAATTAAATGGGGTGTATGCTCCTTACCAAAAGAATATAAATTTCTTTGTTAAGCAACAAGATTACATTAAGCTTAACCCAGAAACCTACTTCTATGTTGGTATGTTCAATGATACCGATGAACCTTATGGAGTTCCTCCATTTATGCCTGCATTAGATTCTCTCAAAGGACAAAATGATATGAAGATTAACTTCAAACATATCATGGAGATTTGTGGTATGGTTGGTTTCTTAGAAGCTAAGATGCAGAAATCTCCACAAAGACCAAATGAGAGTATAAAAGCTTATGAATCCCGATTATACCATGAACTTAATATCCTTAAACGTAATGTTAAAGAGGGTATGAAGGATGGGGTAGTTGCTGGTTACATAGATGACCATGAATTCAAACTAAATTCTACTACTAAGGAGCTCGGTAATATCGAGAAGCCTTGGAATATGAACCAACAATCTGTAGCAAATGGGTTGGGAGTTAATGGCTCTATCATTGGGGTATCATCTACTACTGGTGAAGGTGCAACTGGTATAATGCTGTCTAAGATGATTAGCCAGTTAAAAAATATCCAAATGCTTGTAGCTTATGTATTGGACCGACTTTATTCTCTAGAACTACGTCTGGCAGGCTTTAATAATAAGGGAATGAAGATTGATTGGGGAACTTCTACAGTTTCTGATGAAGTTAAAATCCAACAAGGTCTTCAGTATAAGATACAGAACCTTGACTTACTGTATAAGGCTGGTATCATTAGTCAAGAGCAATATGCTTGGGCAATGGGTTATGATTCTCCTGATGAGAAAGAACCAAGAGTTTCACTTGAGGACCAATTTGCTAAGGGAGGTAATATAGACCCACAAGAAGGAACTAAGAAGAAACAAAGGCAAGATGATAAAAACCAATCTGCTCGTAGGTCAAGAGATAAGAATAACCCGGCTCCTTCTCGAGGAGACCAAAATACTAAAGCAAGATGAGTAAATTTACAAAGAAAAACAAAGAGCATCTTGATTCTATGGTGATAGGTCAAGGCCATACCATTATGGCTGGGTATATCCCAGAAGCAGTGGGAGCCCAGACTTTCTCAGAGAATTACTATAAATGGAAGAATCCTACACCGGACTCCATTGCTCAATTTGGATTTTGGGGAGGGGATATAGATTATAATACCTATTACCCTAACCTGGATAAATCAGAATTAACTCCTAAAGATGAAGAGTTTATTGAACCTATGTTCAGATTACTTTCGGAAACGATTGTATCTAAGAATTGGAACCCGACAGACTTTGGTCAGAATGGAGTACTAAAGGCTTCTATGAAGATGTTGCTTGGTCAAACAGTAAACTGTGACCATGAAACCAACATCGGTAATGCTATTGGTGCTGTATCACAAGTAATGTGGCAGGAATCCTATAAAGACGGTAGCTTTACTATACCCGCTGGTATCAACGGTATTCTGAAAATCGATGGTAAGGCAAACCCAAGAATTGCTAGAGGCATCCTTATGGAACCTCCTTCAATTCATAGTAATTCAGTTACTGTACAATTTAAGTGGGATAAATCCCATCCCCAAATGGAAGATAACGAATTTTATCAGAAACTGGGTACTTATGACTCTAAGGGAGTGATGGTACGTAGAATGGTTACTGAGATAGTTCGTTACCTGGAAACTTCTTTGGTTTCACATGGTGCTGATTCATTTGCCCAGAAAATTGGCTCGGATGGTAAAATCATTAACCCAACCTTTGCCAAAAGAACTTGGGCATCTTATGAAGAATACCGAGATGATAAATCGAAGCAATACTTCTTTACTGATTATAAATCAGATTTAACATCATATCAAGAAAAGAACGATACTCGGGGTTCTTTTAATGATAATGATGCCAATGATAATCATTCAAATAAAGATAACATGAACGAATTACAAAAATTTCTTGAAAGCCTTTTTGGGGATAACATGCTTACCCTGGAAGAAGGTAAAGAGATGAATCAGGAAAATGTAATTGCCTGCATTCAGACTTTGGTATCATCCAGAAACGAATTGCAAACTTCGGTAGATAATCTTACTACAGAGAAAACTTCTCTTACGGAACAGATTACCAACTTGAATGCCGAAGTAGCTAACTTGAAGGAAATGGCAACCGTAGGAAAGAATCACATTGCTTCTCTACGTGAAAATGCCGTAGAAACCTACAAGAAGTTGATGGGTGATAAGGTAGATGAGACAATCGTTACGATGCTCAATGCCGAGACTACTGGTATTACTACTCTTATTTCCTTGACCAAGGATTACCAAGCTCGCTTGGAAGAGAAGTTCCCTCTCACTTGCTCAAAATGTGGTTCTAAGGACGTCAACCGTGCTTCCTCAATTGCTGAGGATGATACCGAGGGTAAAACTGGAACCCAGGGTACTGATACCCAACGGAATTCAGAATCTCCGAGTACTAAGAATGTAATCGATAACTTGTATCGAAACAAAATCAAATAACTAATATAAATAATCCGCGTTATGGAAAAAACTAAAATCGTAAACGACCCTCAGCAACTTACTCTCTTTGGGGAAAGAACCCCGAGAGCGGTGATTTACAAAAGTGAGTCACACAAATTGCACCAGGCTTTCAATGTTAAAGCTGGAGAGAAAATCGTACAGGGTATGCCAGTGGCTTTGAATGAAGAAGGTTTGATTTACCCTTGCACTGATACAGCTACTCAAGTTTATTTGGGTGTAGCAGTAACGGATAACGTTAACCCTGCTTATCAACCTCAAAGAAATTTCCCGGTAGAGGTAACAGTAGCTATGGAAGGTTACATGATTTGTAACTGGGTATCAAACGAAAATATCGAAGCTGGCTATGTAACTCCCGATGGAGAATTGCTTAACGATAGATTCGTAAAAGCTAACCAAGCAACTTCAACCCAGTTCATTGCCCTTAATCCAGCAGAAGAGGCAAATGAGGTAATTCAAGTACTCATCAAATAAGAGAAAAGAAGTTATGGAAAATAAAATAGATATTACAAAGTTGAAGGCTCAAGATTTTATGAATGAGCTGCCGGAAATGGTAAGAAGCTTGGAAGCTGTTCGTTCCGGTTCACAGGACAAGAAGCCTGTAGAGGTAACTTTTGGAGAATTGGTTACCGGTAAATGGGGTATTTCAGAAGATGAACTTTTTGAAAAGATGGGCATCAATCCAAAAGTGGACACGATGCAGAACATCTTTACAATGCCCCAACAGAATGTTCGTTGGATTGTTCCGGAAATCATCCGTGCTGCTATCACATTGGGTATGCGCCAGGCTCCGTTCTATCCAAATATCATTGCATCTGACCAACCAATCAATGGTTTACAAGCAATCATGCCGATGGTTAACATGTCGGATGCTGCCCCTGCAAAGGTTAATGAGGCAGAAACTATCCCATTGGGTGATGTTAGCTTCGGACAGAAATCAGTTAGCCTCTTCAAAATCGGAAAAGGTTTCAAACTTACTGATGAAGTTCGTAACTATGTTTCGCTCGATGTCTTGGGAATCTACCTTCGTGATTTTGGTGTTCAGTTGGGTTATGCTCTGGATACTCTGGCTATGGACGTTGCTATCAATGGTAACAACCCTGATGGCTCTGAGTCTGCCCCGGTAATCGGTGTATACGAAACAACTAATGGTATCACTTACAAAGACCTTCTGCATATTTGGGTACGTGCTGCTCGTATGGGACGTAACTTCCAAACTATGATTGGTGGTGAAGACCAGGCAATCGAAATGCTGAACTTGCCGGAATTCAAGGATCGTCACTCTGGTACTACAGAAGCTACCCTGAATGTTAAGTCTCCTGTTCCCAAGAATGCTGACTTCTACATTCACCCGGGTACACCCGACCAACAGTTGCTGTTAATTGATACATCTGCTGCCTTGATTAAGCTTACTGCTCGTCAGTTGATGCTTGAATCTGAAAGAATCGTTTCTAACCAGACTCAGGCAATCTATGCAAGCTTGACTACTGGCTTCTCTAAGATGTACCAGGATGCAACTCTGTTGCTGGCTGCTGACAAGAAGTTCTCAGAATTCGGTTTCCCCGAGTTCATGAACGTAGACCCATATTTGATGGTTAACCTAGAATAATAAGGGACGTCCGGTTTCATCTATATAAATTCCCTGAGAGGGTAGGTAACTAAAAAGACCTATCCTCTCTTTAATCATTAATCATTTTTAAATCTTAGGAAATATGGCTAAAGATAAATATACAGTAACTGTGGGACCAAGAGCTTACAGTTTTCATGACCAATCAACTGGTATTACCGTTTGTAGAGGAGAAGACAAGGAACTCTCTCGTCGTCAATTCCGTGCACCAAAGATTCAGAAGGCAATTGCCTCTGGCCATCTGATTATCATTGCTGATAAATCAGAAATCGAAAAGTATTCAGAGGCCGACATCGAAAAGTTGGATAAGAGACTGAATGCTCAGTTCAAGAAAGGCATGACTCTTGAAAAACTTGCAAAGGGCTATTCCCTGGAAGAACTGAAACTGGTAGCAGGTCTTCATGAAATCGTTGCCGAGAAAGATGATACAGTAGAAACACTTATTCAGGCTTTGCTGGAAGAATTCGAATCCTCTTCTAAAGGGTAATATATGAAAATTACATAAGACAGACTAATATGAATAACAATCTGGACTTTTTGTACGTTACGTCAGGTCTGGAAGTTTCATTCAGAGTCATATCCAAAGTCCCGGCCAAATCCATTTTTGACTGGGACTTTGGCGATGATAAGGGAGAGGTTTTCAATGGTGGAAGACATGTTTCCTATTCTTATGAAACTCCCGGTTTTTATACAGTTACCTTACACGTAACTAACTCTGCCGGTTTAGACCTTACCGTAGATAAGACTCTGGTAGTTTGTGATTATGGGCATACGGCATTAGCCGATACAATATATAACTTAATTGATTACTACATACCTTCAGAAATATCCGATGGTATGACCAGGGAAGAGAAATCTATATACATCACTAAATGGCAATATTATATTGGACCACTAGTAAACCATACAATTGCACCAGATAAATATACTGATGAATTATGGTATGAAGCACTAGAAAACCAATTAATAATGGAATTGGCAGCATGGGACTTTCTTAATGTGAAGATACTTAATCTATTGACAAGTACTTCCGAATACCTAAGTCAAATTACATCTACCAAAGAGCAAACTGGTGATGGTACTTCTAAACCCGAACTTGCCCGAGGTGATAGGATTAAACAAATCACTACTGGGCCTACTGAAGTTCAATATTATGACACTCTGGCAGAAGCTGCAAGCTCATTATGGAAAACACTTTCTCAAGCAATGCAACCAGGTGGCTTAATAGACGAATTAAGAAAGAACCTTTGTATGTTAGCTTCAAGATTGGAAATATACCTGCCGTTCTGTGATGCTGTATCACGAATCGTAGTTCCTCGAGTAGTTAACCGAAGGCAACCAGGTGTATTGGATGGACCTAATCCAAGTACTCCTGTGAAAGGTGGTAATAAATCAATCCTTACTGAGTTATGACAAAAGAACCCTGGAGAATGGTAAAGAACCGCTCTTGGGATAGGTACAAGAAAATTATCACTGACTTCTTAGATTGGGATGCCGGTAGACAAACAATCACTTGGGCAAAAAACGTTAACCAACTTCTCAGCCATGCTGAGGATAGTATACCTAAATATTATAACATCCAAATCGAAGCATTATGTTACTACAATGCTTTCAGAAACTGGCCTATCAACAAGGCAACTATCACTGGAGAATTGGATGACGAAAACTTATCAATACTAATTTCTAAATCTTATATAGAACAAATCGGTTATCTTACACCGGAGGGTTATTGGGATTTTAATTGGGAACAAGATAGGTTTGTAATCAACGGTATAGTTTATAAGCCATCAGGTGATACTCAAACGGCTCAAGCTAAGGATGAGGCTTTGGTTTTCATGGTTATCCTAAAGAGAGACCGAGATACAAAAGTAGAATTTGTAGAATAAAAATAAAGTATATGGCAAAGATGTTAGTACTGAGGTGGACACCAATTACTACCAACAATGGGATTTGGTTTGATAGTAACTTGGTTATCCTTAACGGTACCTCTGGAGTTCATATTGAAATGAAAGGTAATGGCAATGATGTAACGGCATTTCAATCGATGACCGGAAACAAATTTGTCACCTGCTTTCAAGATTACTTCGGGGATATTTGGGATAAGATAATACCTCATCCTGGTATTGGCCAGGTAATTAAGTTCCGGGTAAATAGGCTTCCTGATTATGCTTGCATACGGGGAGATATTGAGGACGGTGGAGATGTAGACCCAGAAAACCCAGATGTACCAAAGAATGCTTTCTGTGGTTCAGAAGGAGAACCCTTCAGAGATATCGACTCTGAATTCTTACTGGGTCGTCAACGTGCAGTAATTAATCCTTAAATTTTTAAAAATATGTATGTAAGTAAGTATTATACCTGCGAAGAAATTGACCAGCGGTTGTTACAAGGTTACTATGATGACTTTGTTCGTGCTGGCTTTGCCGGAACTATTAATGAGTTCTGGGCCTTCGTACTTTCTATCAAGGATAAGGTAGATAAGAAAGAAGGTTATGGCTTATCTAAAAACGATTTTACCGACGAGCTTAAGGCTAAGTTGGATGGAATCGAGGAGAAAGCAAACTACATCACTAAAGTTTCAGAGCTTGAAAATGACCTCAAGTTCCAAACTGAAGAGGATGTTAAGAAGGCAATCAGTGACCTGGTTGATGGTGCTGATGATGCTCTTGATACTCTTAAGGAGTTGGCAGAAGCCTTGGGCAATGACCCCAACTTTGCAACAACTATCACAAATAAACTTACCGAGCTTCGTACTTCTCTTAGCGAGGAAGTAAGTCGTGCTAAGGAAGCAGAAGCTGCTCTGGGTGCTGCAGTAGCTGCAGTTCAGGATAACCTAGAATATGGGTTAGACCAAATCAATAAGAAGATTGATACCGTTAAGGCAGACTTAAAAGCTGAAATCGACCGAGTTGAGAAGAAGGTAGATAAGAATGCTGAAGACATCAAAGACCTTGAAGATAAGGTAAATCAAGATAATGGTGAACTTGAGAAAGAACTCAAGGACCTTATTCAAAAGGAAAAAGATGAACGTATCGCTGCCGATAATGAGATTAAGGAAAGTGTAAATAACCTTAAGACTCTTCATATCAATGACAAGGCTGCACTCGAGGCAAAGATTGCTGAAGAAACTGCAAATCGTACCAATGCAGATACCGTACTGGATTCTAAGATTAATGAGGAAATCACTAATCGTCAATCAGATACTCAAGCATTGCAGAGTAAGATTGACCAGGAAGCAGTAGACCGTCATTCTGAGGACCAAGTTCTTCATAATGAAATTTCTAAAGAGGTAGCTGACCGTACTAATGCAGATAATGCCTTGCAAGGTAAAATTGACCAAGAGGCTCAAGCTCGTACCTCTGCAGACCAAGTACTTCAGAATAATATTGATTCCGAAGCTACTGCTCGTGCTGCTCAGGATTTGGTTTTGGACCATAAGATTGAGGATGTAAAACTCCAAGGTCAAGCAGATAAGGCTCAACTGTTGGAAGCTATTGCTACTGAAACTCAGGCTCGTAAAGATGCAGATACGGCACTTGATAATAAGAAGGTAGATAAACGTGAAGGTTATTCATTGACTAAGAATGACTTTACGGATATTCTCAAAGCTAAGCTTGACGGTATTGAAGAGAAAGCCAATTACATTACCAAGCTATCTGAGTTGGTTAATGATATGGACTTCCAAAATGAAGAGCAAGTTAACGCTGCTATTCAGAAAATTGTAGGCTCTGCTCCTGAGGTACTTGATACATTGAAGGAAATTGCCGATGCTCTTGGTAATGACCCTAACTTCGCTGCAACTATCACCAAGAAGTTAGCTGCCTTAACCGAGGAGATTAACCAAGAGAAGGAAGACCGTATTGCTGGTGATGCTGCAAACAGTGCAGAGGTAGCTACTGAAAAAGCAGACCGCATTGCTGCAGATACTGCTCTTGAAACTAAACTGAAAGAATATATCGACAATAAATCCACTGCTGGTGATACTGCTCTTAATGTAGTTAAGGATAACTTGAACAAGGAAATCCAAGACCGTAAAGATGCAGATGCCGCAATCCAGGCAAGCTTGGATAAGGAAATTGCCGACAGAAAGACTGCTGATGAGGCTTACACTGTAAGTTTGAATAACGTAAACAAACGTGTTTCAGAATTGGCTTTAAGTATTCAAGATTCTATTAACACTCTTCGTAATGAACTTACGGAACAGGTTAATGCGAATACTACTGCTATCGCTACTAATCAGCATGATATCGAAAGAAACTCAGAAGCCATCACTAACTTAACCAAGACTGTAGGTGATAACTACAAGGAAGTTAAGGATATGATTAACGAGGAAATCGTTGACCGTACCAATGCTGATAGTGGTTTGAGTTCTCGTATCGATAATGTAAATATCGACCTTAACACTGAACGTGTTGAGAGAACAGCTGCAGACCAAGTTCTTCAGGTAAATCTTGATAAAGAAGTAGCAGACCGTACTGCTGCCGATAAAGCCTTGTCTACAGAATTCACTGCTAAATTGGATAATACCAAGCAAGCTTTGGAATCAGAGGTAGGTAAATTGAATACCAAGATTGACCAAGAGAAAACGGATAGAGCTGCGGCTGATACTGCATTGGGAGCTCGTATTGATACTCTAGAGGCAGGCAATACGACTGCTATGAATGACCTCAAAGAGCAGGTTAAGAATAATACCACTGCAATCAATACAGAGAAAGACCGGGCAATTGCCAAGGAAACTTCTCTTGAGGCAAAGATTGATACCAACCTTCAGAATCACAAGGATGACATGGCTGCTATCAACCAGGATATCCTTACTGAGAAGAACGAACGTTTGGCAGGTGATACTCTGTTGCAAACCAATATCGATAAGGAGGCCACAGAACGTGCTAATCAAGATACCCTTATTAATAATGCTATTGCTCAGGAAAAGGCAGACCGTACTGCTGCAGACCAGGCAATGGATAATAAGAAGGTAGACAAAGTAGATGGCAAGGGTCTTTCTGCAAATGATTTTACCGACCTTCTGTATGCTAAACTTGATGGCATCGAAGAACATGCTAACTACATTACGAAGGTATCAGAATTACTCAATGATTCTGATTTCCAGAATGCAGAACAAGTAGATGCAGCTATCCAAAAGATTATTGGTTCTGCCCCTGAAGTACTTGATACTCTAGCAGAGATTGCTAAGGCATTAGGAGATGACCCTAACTTCGCTGCAACCATGACTGCTAAGCTTACCGAATTGGAGAATAAGCTTACTGCCGAAAAGAACTTGCGTGAACAAGGGGATGATAACCTGCAACAGTCTTTCACTAACTTGAGTACTACCCTTACCACAACGGTAAATGATTTGAGAACTTTTGTTAGTGAAACTCGTACAGAGTTGTTAACTTCTCTGAATGCTACCAATGCTTTGGTAAACCAGAACTCGGCAAATATCCAACGTAACTTGGAATTAATCCAGGGTATTCAAGATAACGTTAATGGTAATTACACTGCCATCAAGGATTTGTTGGAAAGTGAAATTGCTGCTCGTAAATCTGAAGATATCAGGTTGGAAGCAAAAATCGACCAGAATACTTCTGACCTTAACACAGAAAGAGAAGAAAGAATTGCTGCCGATAAAGTTCTCCAGGATAATATCGATGCAGAGGAAGCTGCTCGTATTGCAGAAGATAAGAAAATCAATGCTCGTATCGATAAAGAAATCCAAGACAGAACTGATGCTGATACTGCATTAGACAATAAGTTCACTGCAATTACCAATGACCATGAGGAAAGATTGGTAGCTGAGGAAGGTACTTCTGATGCTTTGCCTGGTACCATGGTTACAGATGTAAGTGCTGTAACTCGTAACGCTACCCAACTTACATTCAAGGTAAAGACTTCTACTAAAGACCAAGAGAATAATCAGTATGGTGCTGATGTAGAGGCAACTAAGAATCTTTTGGCAGCAACTCAAACTCTTGCTGGAGTTATGACTGCAGCTGATAAGATTAAGCTTGATGGCTTAGACCCCAATGCTATTACCGAAATTTCAGCAGCTTCTGATGCTGATAAGGTTACAGTTACAGTAACTAAGGATAATGGCTTGAATGATGACACTACAGATACTTTTGATTTACCGGTAGTATCAGTAGATAAGGCTGGTACCATGACTGCGAAAGATAAAGTAGAATTGGACAGAATCAATACCGCTAACTTTGCTTTGGGTGCAGTTACTCCTAATGAAACTACTGTAGGAATTGCTGCTACTAAGACTAATGTTGAAGATGGCACTACAGTTCAGAATCCCATTACTCTGCCTTCATCTACTCCCGAAAAGGCTGGTGTACAATCAGCAGCTGATAAGACTAAGTTTGATAGGGTTCATTTTGCTAATTATAACCTATCGGAGGTTACTTCTTCTTCTCATGAGGTAAGTATAATTGGTAATAGAACTAACATCGAAGACGGTACCAATCAAAGAAACAAAATAGTCATACCCAGAGTAACTCTTGAAAAGGCAGGAGTTATGTCGGCTCTTGATAAGGTAAAGCTTGATGAGACCTTACCAGATGCTATTGCTCAAGAGGTTCAAGACCGCAAGGATGCAATCGAGGCTTTGACTAATTCTTCTACAGCTGCCTTGAACAAGGAAATCCAAGACCGTAAAGATGCAGATACGGCTCTTGATACCAAGTTCACTAAAGCAGTAGCTGATGAAACAAAAGCTCGTACGGATGCAGATACTGCATTGGGTGCAAGGATTGACAAGGAGATCTCCGATAGAACAGCAGCAGATACTGCACTTGATAATAAGTTACAGGCAAATATTGATGCTCTAGAAGCTAAGCATGATGCCTTTGTTGCTACGAAAGGTAAAGCTAATGGCTTTGCTTCTCTCGATGCAAATGGTACGGTACCTGCTAACCAATTGCCCTCATATGTAGATGACATCATTGATGTATATGCTACTTATGATAAATCTGCTACTGGAGAACTTACGAATATTAAATTGTATTCGGATGCTGCTCATCAGAATGCTATCACTGGAGAGGCAGGTAAGATTTATATCAATATTACCAATGGTGAACCTCCTTACCAATTCCGTTGGACAGGTACTATCTTTGCAAGGGCAGATGCTCAGGTACTTATCCTTGGGCAAATTACAGGTACTGCTTTCGATGGTGGTAGAGGTAAAGAATTGGAAGACCAGGTAGCTTCTCTGAAAGCTAATGGTGCATCTCATTTTGATAATAACACTTACCAAGCAAGTACAGTACGACTGAATTTCAAATGTTGGTTTGGTAATGGTAATGTTCAAGATCATTATTCTCAGATTACTGCTGCTACAGCTTCTCAGGCTGGTGTAATGACTGCTGCTGATAAAGTTAAACTTGACACTACCTTACCTAATCAGATAGCTGCAGAAACTACCAATCGTACCAATGCAGATAATGCAATTACGGCTAAGATTAACAGTTTCCCTGACCATATCTTGGGTAGAGATTTGGAGAACTCAGGTAATCTAATTAATCTTACCACTTCTGCTACTAAATTAACCCTGGGTTACTGGTGGACAGAAAGGAAAGAGGATGGTAGTTTCCAAGTAAACGAAACTCAACATACTTTCGATATTCCCGCAGCTACACAAACTGTAGCCGGTGTAATGACCGCAGCCGACAAGAAGAACTTGGATAGCACAGTTACTGGGTTGGCAAATGAGATTACTAACAGAACCAATGCCATCAATTCTCTTAGAACAGAATTGAAGACTTACATCGATGAAGCAGTAGGTAATACTGATACCGATTTAACTGCATTGGAAACCAAGGTAAATCAGCATATTGCCAATAAGAGCAATCCTCATGGAGTAACCAAGGCTCAGGTAGGTTTGGGTAATGCTGATAATACCTCAGATGCTAACAAACCAGTATCTACCGCTCAAGCTTCTGCTATTGCCGATGCTAAGGCTGCTGGTACTGCTGCTCAGACTTCTATCAATAACCATGCTGGTAGAAAGGATAATCCTCATTCAGTAACTAGAACCCAGTTGGGATTGGCAACTACCGACCAGGTAGTATTTGCTAAGACTACTGCTCCTTCTGGTTTCTGGAAAGAGTCTTCCGATGAAAGATTGAAATCTAACATCAAACCGTTAACCCATACTCTGGAACAAATTTGCAGTATACCTACAGAATCCTTTATCATGGATGGTAAGGAAGATGAAGGTACCATTGCACAAGGTTTGGAAGCAGCTGGGTTTAATAACTACGTAGAAGAAGACCCAAGAACTAAGGATTCAGTCCCTAATCCTGAGGAATTCGAAACAGTTGTTATCGACGGTGAAGAATACGTATTGGTAAAACAAGTTAAGTACCATAAGATGTCTACTCTGGCAATCGAAGGTATCAAACTTCTTTACGATGAGATTAAGGCTTTGAAGGCTGAAATCTCAGAACTCAGAAATCTTAAAGATGTAGATTAATATGGGAGAGATAGCAACATGGAGTGCTGTCAAAACTAAAGTAGGCCTTGGTAAGACAGGTAACGACTGCCCTACCAAGGCTGAATTGTTAGCACTCACTCCTACAGGAACGGGGGAAAGTTACGTTGGCTTGGAAATCTCCAATGCTAGTTCCTATGGTAATAACGAAGCTGTTAAACTCGAAGATATTCATAAGGTAACTTATAAGTATACATTCACTTTGAGATACTCCAGTATAAGTTTTGATGCTTTAGGTAACCCCAGTAGTTCTAATTTTGGTTTTGGGTTTACCAGTACGAAGCAGAAATATTGGGATAATGTAGCTAATGGGTCTGCTGTTAGTGTTAATTACGTAATAAACAGTAAACCAAGTTGGATTACTAACTATAGTAATCCGGCAGATGGAAAGCCTTGGAAAGCTTCAGAGAATCTAGATCTAACCTCAAGGTCTGGTAAGGGGTTGGCTACTCAATCTGAATCTGGTAAAACCGTGGAATTCACATTTACCCAGGCAGCAGCATCTCAAAGTTGGTCTCAAACATTCTCAGTGAATCCCACTTCTCTGTCTTTTGGGGCAACTGGAGGAACAAAAACATTTACTGTAACCTCTTATAAACAGGAATACAGAAATGGGCATACCTATGGTAATCAAATTCCCTTAAGTTATACCAGGGCTAATACCGGAGTTACCGGTACTGGTACTTCAGTAACTATGGCAAATAATACTTCTACTTCGGCAAAGTCGGGTAGTGTAGTATTAACTCAAGCAGAAACCAATAAGAAGTTAACCATTAGTTGTTCTCAATCTGCAGGTTATAGAACCTATAGTGAAATCACAGTAAGTGGTGGAGCAGTATCAGATATCCCAGCATCAGGAGGAACAAGGAGTTCATTTACAACAGCTCCAAGTTATTCACAGACTTGGGGATGGAATGGTTCTACTACGGGAGGAGGTACAGTTACAACTGGTGCTAGTATTTCTTATGGTACTGCCGTTAGTGCAAGTTCTTTGGGAACTACATCTAAGGCTAGAACAAGAGTAGGCTCCCTTACTTGTACAGTATCCCTGAATGGTAAATCGAAATCTATAACCCTTGATGTATATCAGGCAGCGAATTCAATTACCAGTACTACCGATGGTACACCAGTAATAAGTTTATCGGCAAATTCATACTATATCTCTAATTCAGGAGGTAGTGTTAATATTTATGCCAGTGTAAGTATACCTACTACCAACCATTGGAGTTCAGGGTCAACAAGTGCAGGTTCTTCGAAGAGTGCTACACCTACGGTTAGTGCAAGTGGTACTGGATTCAGTTTGAATTCAGCTAAGACGGTACTTACTGCTACAGAGAACACGGGTACTTCAAGTAGAAGTTGTACAGTAACTGCATCCTATAGTGGGGCAACTACTAAAACCATCACAGTTACTCAGAGTGCTGCTTCAGTATCTTATAAGTATTACTTGGCATTTACTTCCCCTACTGGTTCTAGAACTACTTCCAGAACCGGATTATCAGCTTTGGGAGGTAATAATTTTACAGTTGATGTAGCTTATTCTTTTAAGACTAAGGTAATAAACGGTTCTGAAATAAGTACAAGATACCCATTAGCTTTAACTGTAACCTCAAAACCAAGTTGGGTTACAAATGTAGCAATTACAACGTTATCAAGTGATAATGGAAACTATGGGTTAACCTTAACCTTAACAGAGAATACCGTAGAATCAACAAGGTCAGGTACCATTAAATTAAGGCAAGCAGAAAACAATGATGACGGTTGGGAGCTTACAGTCAACATAACTCAGAATGCTGCAACAATTACTTATGAATACGTATTTAATTTGGGGTAATAAAAATACAACACTATTCTGTATTTAATGTATAATTAACCTAAGTATTAATCTTTAAAACCTTACAATTAGGGGAGTAGAAGTAAAAGGTGCTGGCGATGGCGTTGTAATCGCGGACAGAGGCTGCAATGATAATTGTTGCTGTGGTAATCGTAATTCTGGCTGGGGCTCCGGTTGGGGAGCCGTGGGTGGTGCATTGGTAGGTGGTGGTTTTGGTGCTGCTGCAGTTTCTGTATGGGACAAAATCAATGATACTAAAGCTGACATTCAGAAGGTAGAGTCTACCGTTCAGGAAGCAAAAGCAGGTATCTATAAAGATATCTCTGATGCTGCCAGAGGAGTAACTCAAGAAATCAGTGGAGTTGCAAAAGATGTTGCCGGTGTTGGTAGGGAAATCCTTAACAATCGTTTCACTACGGAAAGAGGTCTTTGCGATTTGGGTTACAAAACGAATTCGGATATCCGAGATTCTCGTGACCAAATGGGCGCAGGCTTCAACCGTGTTATGGATCGTCTCTGCCACATGGAACACCAACAGTCGGATTGCTGCTGTGAAACCAAAGGCTTGATTAAAGAAGTAAAATCTGACTTGGCTCTTCAGTTGGAACGTTGCTGCTGTGACCTCAAGAAGGGCCAACAGGAAATCAAGTGTCTCATCGAGAATACTGCAAAAGACCAGGAGATTGCCCGCCTTAATCGAGTAGTAGATGCTCAGAGAGACCAGAACATTATCAATCAAGTTGTGGCTGCCTTAAAAGGTACAACTACACCGGCTCGGTAATTTTTAATTTGCCGGGATGACTAAAAAGGAGTGCATCTATTTTAGGTGTACTCCTTTTTTCGTTTTAACACATTAACTAAGGAATTATGGAACAACAAGAACAACTCACCGAATTTAAGATACAACTAGCATTACCTGCTCCAAATATAGAGGTTGCTCAAGAAGTAGCAAACAAAGCTCAGGTACTCATTAATCAATTTGGATACTATCAATTTTTAAAACTGGTAGACTTCATGCAGAAGAATCCAGGTGCAGTATCATTCGGTTTAAACTTAATAAATAGAAAATGATTATGGAAGAATTGATTTTTCAGAAAGTACAAAAGGGTGATATGATTTTCACCTTAGAGAAAGATCGTCGGTCTGGTTATCCAATCTTTGACCAAGCAAGAGTTTTAAAAGTTGGCGAAAGTAAACCAATGGCCTCAAATGGTAAAGAAGGTTTTGTTAACAGTATCGAATTAGTGATACAAGATTCAATATCTCAAATTACCATTTATTTACCAACTAATGTAAATGAAGGTATTTATAATGGTACCTATTATACGACCAATCTCGATAATATCATTAATGAGGTATCAATGCAGAAACAGAATGCTTTAAATATTTTAAATAACAAAGCCAAATTTGAGGCAGTTGTTTCTGAATGCGATAATATTCTTGGTTTAATTAATAATCGTTCAGAATCACCTCGTAATCCTGCTCCAGATTTCGAAGAATTTAAGTTATCCATGAATGAGAGGTTAACTAACCAAGAAACCCTTTTATTAAGGATTGCTCAAGAATTGGGATTAGATAAACCTAAACAATAATAAGAATTATGCCAAGTAAGTCGGTTAATATTACACTATCGACTCCAATTGGTCCTCTAGAAATATACGTAGATAAACGAGAACAAGCTCGTGCAGAAAGGTTGATTGCTAAAACTCCAAGTATCTTAACTAAGGGTTATGCGAAAGGTACAGAAAAGTTTGGTAATCAACTTCTTCGTATAGTAAGACGAAGTTTGAATACTGGTGTACCTCCAAGGGGTTCCGGAGTATCTTGGCCACCACATGCTCCTGGTACCATAAAGAAATATGGAGACCATACCATGCTAAATCTTACTGGACAATATGCCAGGTCAGTTACCTTAGTAAAAGGTAAGAAAAGAACTTTCGTTGGTTTACCAATTGGAATCAAGAAGATTACTTATACTGGTAAGACTTCAAGAAAAACTTTGAATCAGATAGCTATCATGTTAGAGTATGGTAGTAGAGATGGTAATTTACCACCTCGTCCTCTCTGGGCTCCTGCATTTAAGGCTGCTGGTGGAAAAGCTGCCTTACAAAAGGAAATACGTAATGAAGTTAGAAAAGAAATAAGGAGGATTATATAATGGCAGTAGATTTTGAAATATCTTCACTATCAGGAACTGGTACTGCTACCATTCGTGTAAAACCGAAAGCAGTAAATACAGAACAGACCTTAAAAGAGCAGGTTCTCAAGGTAGTAGTTCAGGGTGTAGAAAGGGAAGTAACTCTGGTACAAAAGGCCGCTCCTAAAATAGTAGAGACCTGGGGAACTTATTTTAGTATCACTCCAGAAACTACTTCCCATACTTTCGATGGTACTAAAAGGGGTGAGACCCTAGAAATAGGTGTATACAGTTACCAACAGAAGTTTATCGATAATAAGCCTCAAGATGAATATCGTGCTATAGATTGGAAAGTTGAAAGCTCCTCAGATTGGTTAGAGGTAACCCAAGAAATTGGAGAAGCTAATGCCGCAGGTAAGCTTACTATCAAAACTAAATCTACTAATCAAGAACATAACCCCAGTAACTATGACCCCTTGGAAAGAACTGCTATAGTTAAGATTATCTCACAGCAAGAACCTAACACTGAGATAGTTTTAAATATAACTCAATCTCCAGGTACTAGAACTACTAAGTATGGCTTTGAACCAACCCCGAATATACCATTCCCAAATCTTGGTCAAAATACTAGTACTGCTCAGATTAGTAATGTAAAGGGTTATCAGTACTACCTTATCAACGGTATTCAAGTTGCTAAATTTATAAAACAATTTAAGATAACCGATATAAGTAAGACAATAGAGGGTCAATTCCCTGGAGGTATTGGTTCTGAACCAATACCCTTTAAAGTATGGCTTACCGATTATCCTTCAAATATTGCTACTCAATGGGTTAGTGAATTAAATTGTGTTGGTCATTTACAAACCATAATGAGTGGTTTTGGAGGTATTCAGGTAACTTATAATGGGTATATTAATGACAATGGCAATCAAAGTGTTCAATTAAATATTAGATTAGGATTTTAATGGTAAACTCAGAAGAAATAGTAGAAAGAACTTTTTATATCTCTCTACTTAGTACAATGTTGGAAATGGGTCTTACCTTAAACCCAGAAGACTTCTTACCTTTGTCTCAAGAAAACGAAAAAAGATTTCAAGAGGCAATCAAAGGTATGAAGAAGTTTATACCACTTTTTGGTATAGGGAATAATCAAGTAAAAGGCCCAAAGACTCTCCCAAGAATAACCATAGAACTACAGGGTTATTATGCTGGAGATATTGGTGTGAATAAATACATCATTGGTGATAAACTTGAGGATGGTAATTACCAAGCTTCAGAGTTTCCTTATGAAACCAAAGATATTACCATAGATGTACATCTAGTTTCTCAAACTCAAGCAGATATGAGATTACTACATACAATCTTATATACTAGCTTACCTGCTAGAGGATACATAAAACCTTATTTCAATGATTTAGAGGAATGGGACAAGGGCAGGCTTGCATCAACCGGAAACCTATTCATTGAAATTGGTAATTATTATGATCATCCAGATGTAGAGCATGGTATACTTGAGAAGGTATACACCTATGTATGTAAGGACGGTATTCTTCCAGAAAAAGCTTTGGGAGAAGGTACTCTTACACCTATCAAGGATATATCGGTTCTTATTGGATTGTTAGAACAAAACGAAAATGAGATGCTAGAGTTAAAAGTACCTAAGGTATAGGTACAATACTCTAGGGTATAAATTAAACGAGTAATTAACTTTAATCACAATAGAATTATGCCAACTTCACCTCATGTTGATTTTAAGTTTAAGAACAACAATGTTCTTCAAACTACTCCCATGTTAGGAGTTTCTTGTGTATTGGCTAGAACTACTAAGGGCCCTTATGATGACCCATCAGAAATCATCTCTACATTCTCTCAGTTCCAAAGAATCTATGGTTCTGAAATTGTACCCGATGGTTCTGTATCAAATATTGAAAAGGCTTTGCAAGGTGGTTCTAAGCTTCGTGTTATTCGAGTGCTTGGTAAGGGAGCTACTCAAGGTACAGTAGCTGCAACTGCAGGTAAAGCTAAAACAGTTGCTAAATCCGAAGAGGAAGGTATAGTACCTGCTTCTGCTACTCCAGACCCTGCTACTCCTGCAGCATTGATAACCATTGCTTCTGGGGGAACTACTTATAGTTTGGGATTGGTAACCAAAGGTTATGGAGACCCCATCGGTAGTACTGATACCTTCCAGGTAGGTTTCTATAAACAATCCAATACCCTGTATTATAGAATCTATTCAGGCAATGGCCAGGTACTTGAACAAGGTCCGGTAGTAACTTATAAAACTGCCGATGATAACAATAATACTTCGGTAGATTACCTTGCTCTTAGTGCCTTTGCTAAGAACTCAGAGTATATCAAACCGGTAGTAGTTGCTGGTTCATCCTTTGAGAATTTAATAAAATGGCTTACCGATAGTGTAGATGGTACAAAAAATGCCGTTACTGTAACAGTTGGGGGAGCAGCTCCTTCCGATACCGAGAAACTATTTACCGGTACTGTAGGTAGTGCTGGTTCTAACCCTACTGCTGATGAATGGATCGCTTCATTGGATTTAGTAAGGGACTACACTGACTTTTACCAATTATTCATTTCCCATATCTCTCAACACCTTACTACTGATGCTGACGTACTCAAGGTATATAAGGCTGCTGCAGATATGGCAAAAGAATTAATGGAATGGGTACTGTATATAGAAGTCCCAAAATACTTAACCCATTACACTCAGGGTACTCAACCAAGAGACTATAAAGCTCAGGTTACTTGGGTACAGGCTTGTCTGGGTACCGTGGGTAATTCTAAGTACATTGCTTACTTTGGAGGTGGCCTTAAGTACTACAATGAGAACGGCAATCTTCAAGATTCTGATGTAGTAGGTACCATTGCAGGTTTGGGAGATGCTTCTGCTACTCAATATGGTCCTTGGAAATCCTTTGCTGGTATGAACCGAGGAGTTATTGGAGATGCAGTTGGGCCCGTATGTCCAAATTATGGTTCTCCTTCTCGATATAATGAACTGAACACACTTGCTCAGAATTATATCAATGAGATGGTAATCAAAGATACTCCCGATGCAGGTAAACAAACTATGCTATGGCATTGTTTCTCTTCTCAGGTAAAACAGGATTCAGAAAGATTCCTTTCAATCGTAAGATTGAATTTGTATTTGAAGAAGTTCCTTCGTCCAGTACTTAACAAATACTTGGAAGAACCCAACGTTTGGGGAACTTGGAAAAGAATTTGGTTGGAAGTTAAACCCACATTGGATTCTTTGGTAGATGAAGATGCCATGACCGAGTATACCTGGATGGGTGACCAAGATGCAACTTCTTGGGATGACCTTTCGGTTAATAACGAAGCAGATGCTCGTCAGGGTAAGTACCGTGCTATCCTTAAGTATAAGGATGTAGTTCCTATGCAAGAGGTAACTATGGAGATTGTAATCGATGCAGCTTCTAAGGCAGTATCAATCGTAGAAACAAGTAATAACTTATAAACTCATAACACAATGGGAGCAAAAGTAAAAAACCCACGGAAGAAATTCTTGTGGAGCATCATGTTCCCCAAACACCCTATCAATACTTATCTATTCCAAAGTTGTACTTTGCCAGATATTGAGATTGACCAGGTTGCTCATGGGGACGTCAATAGAGACGTTAAAACTGCAGGTAGGGTTACTATAGGTAATCTTATCGTAGAGAAACTTATGACTACTGCAGGTTCAGATACCTGGCTTCATGACTGGCTCTATTCTTGCCAAGACCATATAGTTGGTGGTGGCTTAGTACCAAGCCAATATTGGGAAACGGCTATTGTAAACGAACTTGCCGAAGATGGAGTCTCGGTTCTTAATACCCACGTCTTCGAAGAGGTATGGCCATGTAAGATTACCGGCTTAGACTTGGACAGAATGGCTTCAGAGAATACCATTGAGTCCATAGAGTTCTCAGTTGGTACTGCAGATAAATACTAATTCCTTAGTCTATTTTCACTAAGATTCGGTGGAGGGGTGGGATTCCTGTGATAGGAGCTCACCCCTTTCTTGTTGTTATACGGAGTACTATGAACATTTGTAAACATTAAATATATCAAAGTTATGGAATTTAGAACATTTAGATTTACCGGACCCTCTGGTTTCGAATATGAAATTAGAGAACAGAATGGAGCTGATGAAGACATTCTCAGTAACCTTTCAGACATGAAAACTTTAATGAACCTTACCAAGTTCATTGCAGCAATTGTAATTAGAACTACGGCTACCCCTAATGGGAAATTAACCGTAGATGATGCCCTTAACTTACCAGTCAATGATCGTTATGCTATTATCTTTAATTCTCGTATCTTCTCTTTGGGGGATGAGGTAGAATTTGAATATGATTGGGGCAAAGAGAATGGAGGTAAAGTTACTTATGGCCAAGACCTTCATGAGTTCCTTTTCGATTACGGTACTGCTCCAACTGAGGATGATTTGAATCAAAAGCCCGATGCTATCCCTTACTATCCAGAAGGGGTTAGATTGATAAACCATGAATATGTTCTCTCCTCTGGCAAGAAGATTAAATTCGATTGTATGACGGGTAAGGGGGAACAAGATTTCATGAAGTTGCCATTGGATAAGCAAACTAAGAATGCTCCTCTTCTTTGCCGTAATCTTCACTTAGAGGTTGATGGTAGTTGGGAGAAGGTAGAAAACTTTACTCCGTTTACTGCAAAGGATATGGCTGAGATGAGAAAGCATATCTTATCTATGGACCCCATTTTCAAAGGTGAGTCTCACATCACTAATCCAACCACTGGAGAGGAAAGAACTTATCCTATAGTTTGGGCACCGAATTTTTTCTACCTGACGGAAGAGTAATGTTAGAGAGTGATTTTGTTTATATCACCAGAGCCGAGATAGCCTTAGACTATTTCGGCTTTTTACGTCTTCCGTATCGAATAAGGAAAATATTCAAGGAAATGGCCGAGCAATATTATAAACAATTAAAGAAAAGAAAATAAATTATGAATACCAGTAGGAGTATAGTAGAGGTCGGTGTTGCCATGGTTTTAAAAGACCGATTCTCTCAAGAAGCTGGCAAGATATCTGGGTCATTCAGAACAATGATGAATGATATGAATACCTGGAATAGAGGTATACAGATGTCAGCTTCTAATACAATGGACTTCGGAATGCAGCTCGTAGGGGGAATGGCAAGGGCCTATAAATACTCTGCGGGTGTTCAGAATGAAGTTTGGACTGCTTCGAAAATTGCTGGTGCTACCATTGCAGAACAAAGGGAGATGTTACAATTGGCAAAGGATGTCAATGAGATAACTCCTCTTACGGCTTCGGATGTTGCATCAGGACAAAGATACCTGGCTATGGCGGGTAATAAATTCGATGCTATTAAAGAGATGATTGGGCCAGCATCTAAGCTGGCTTCAATCTTTACAATGCCAGTGGGACAGAAAGGTGGTGTAGCTGACTTGATAACTAATATCATGTCAATGTACCAAATCCCAATGGGGGAAGCCGCTAGAGTAACCGATGATTTATATACTGCAGTTACTAATGCAAATATATCTTTGACAGACTTAGCCCAGTCCATATCTTATGCAGGAGCAGATATGGCAACTGCTGGAGTAGACCTTCGGCAAACCGCTGCTGCTATTGGTGTATTGGGTGATATGGGTATACAGGGTTCTATGGCAGGTACCTCACTGGCCAATATGATTCGTTACTTACAACTCTCTCTTGTTAACCAAAAAAAGAAAGGCTATAACGCTTTAGCAGACCTGGGCTTAAGTCCAGATGAATTCTTCGATGCTCAGGGTAATCTTATAGACCTTTATACTATCTATCAGAAGTTTGCTAAGGCTGCAGTAGATTTACCTTCACGAATTGAAACACCAACTTTCTTCAATATCTTTGGAGTTCGTGGTAATCGTGGTATGCTCCCCGTACTTAGGGATATTGCTTCTGGTAGAGATAAGATGGGTAAGATACTTGCTACTTATGACCAAAACATTGGGGCAGTAAATCGACTCAATGAAGAACGTCTTAAAACTGATGCAGGTGTAATTGACCAATTCGAATCAAGTATAGAGAACTTAACAGTTACCGCAGGTGCAGCTTTGGGTAGAATCTTTACCCCAGTACTAAATGTGGGTAACTCTATAATCAAAGTAATTAATTCTATCTCAGAAACTTGGGTTGGAGGTTTTGGTCTTAGAGTAGGAGCTACTGCAGTAGTAGTAGGTACTATTGTTGCAGGATTTAATACTGTAAGAGGTATTATTAGGTCTGTTGGGTATTTACAGACTATTGCTACTGCTTCTACTGAAGGTATGTCTGCTGCAGCAATAAAAACTAATACTCAGTTTGCCATTATGGAAGCACACATGGTAAGGATGGTTAACCTTATGAGAACCATGGTTCAACTCCAAATGATGTCAAGCGGTATCGGTATGAATTCTGCTGGTAGATTTTATAACACTAAAACCGGAAGATATGTTAAGACACCAAATCCTGGAGTACCATTAGCAACTACTATGGCGGGTAATTTAGCTGGAGGGGCTTTAGCTGGAGCAGGTGCCCAAGTTGGTAGTCAAGTGGCTAGGCAAGGTGCTATAAAAGGTTTAACATCTATAGGTGGTAGACTTATGGGATTACTCGGTGGACCCTGGGGATTAGCAATTACTGTAGGTCTTCCTTTATTAATTGAGGGTATTAGTTACCTTAGTAATTCAGTAGATAGGAATACTGAAGCTCAGAATAAAGAGAAAGAAGACCCAACTACCATTAGAGCTCAGAATGAAGAGAGATTTATTAATGCTGTTAGGTTAGCTATTAAAGAAGGTATGAGAGATTCTCGTATCAATATCTCAGTAGATGGTCAAGCAGTTGGAGATTATGCTCCAGGTTCTCAACAAGATTTTACTGGAGCTGCATTTGTAATGGGAATATAAAACTAAAACACTATGGCTAGAGTATTAAATAAAGCAGCAGGTAAGGTTGTTGAAAAGTACAATGACCTTACAAGAGATACAGCAGGTGTTCTTACGGGTCCATTAAATAAACTATGGAGAGCTCGGATATTACTCAATCGAACTCTTTCTACTCTTCCCAAAGATGATGCTCAAAAGGGTAAACTCTATACTCCCAATGGAGTAATCGGAGAAGCTCAAATATCGTCTAAGAACCCTATTCTAAATAAACAACTCCAGGCTAAATGGAGAATGGAATTACAATTCCCAAGGTTAGAAGAAGGTGAAGGAGTAGACCCAGCAAAGGGGAATAAGAATACTACTAATTACAGAAACTTCGAGGCTAAAGCAAATGTTATATATCAGAATGAGGTAAGGATATATAATATGACTGTTAACCCCACTCAATATATTACCCTACAGAATAGACCTCCAGAAATAGACTTTAGAGGAGAAACCACATGGGCCACCATTAAATCAATGGGTCGCAATGTACCAATGTATCACTTTACTGGAGCTGAAGACATTATTCAATTCAATGTGTCTTGGTACTGTAATGACCCAGAAAATCCAGAAGAGGTAATCAATAAATGTAGGTTATTAGAGGCATGGTCTAAATCTAATGGCTACCAGGCTGCTCCCCCGATTGTTAAGATTGAGTGGGGGGATTCTGGTATATTCGATAACCACAATTATATCCTTACCTCAGCAACTTATACTCTGAAGAACTTTCAGAACGGTTATCGAATAAGGATACCCGGAAAGCCAGCTACTTTTGGTAATGGTAGGTTATTGCCTGCAGCAGCAACTCAAGAATTGATTTTCAAGAGAGTAAGTGCATATAACTTATCCTATGGAGATTTTATAAATTCCGATTCACTTAAAAAGACAGGAGGTATTAAATATGATTGATGTTAACCAATACCTAAAGGGAGCTAGCCCATACAATAATGCCTATGCTCTGAAGTATAACGATGGGGATTATTCCTTAGAAGCTAAACCTCCAGTAGTACCGGAATCCCCTAACGATATTCAACATACCGTTAAAGATGGGGAAACTCTGCAAAACATTGCTTTCAGGTATTATGGTGATTCTGGTAAGTGGTACATTATAGCTGAAGCTAATAAGATACTGAATCCTTTTAAGGAATTAGAAATGGGAACCCTAATAAGAATACCAACTTATGGCAGCTAAACAGAAACCTATATTGTATAAGGGAATGGGCCAACCATATTTGGCCCTTTTCAATTTTAGAGGTATGCCTATAATGAATCCAATTACAGGTATACCCCTTGGAGCGTATATAAGTACCTGGAGTTATAGATACGATGAAGAGAAAGAAAACTTGGCTACTATTACTTTCGATACGGGTAATCCTGATACTGTAGATATTGCCGAGATTCAAGAGAACCAAAACATTTGTCTTCAATGGGGATATATATACCCTGATGGCCAATTTATATCTGGGCCCATAAAAATAATTAAGGTAAGGGAATTCGAAGCCGTATTTGATTCTACAGGTACTCATGTAACTATTAAGTGCATTGATTCTTCGGGAGATTTAAGATATCAACCTGCTTATGTCCATTCGGATATGGAAGGCTATAAATTATCTACCTATTTAGACAATGGCTGTGGGAATGCTACTGGTGTAATCATAGAAATATTTCAGTAATGGAACAACAGATAATAAGTAATAAAGTATACGAGTCACTACAGGTACCCACAGAGAATACCCGTACTACTACTGGTAAAGTACTCTATGCTAACAAATACAGTGGGATAGCTGAAGTAGCTATGCCCGAAGATTTGAAAGCTTTAATTGATAGTGACTTTGGATTAGTGGGCAAGAACGTCTTAGTTCAATTAGAACAGAAGATGAAAGGGTATACTAATGGGCCATGGTATGTGGATTCAAGGGATGGTGTTATCTATATACATAATCGGAAATTCCATGAAGAACCGGTATGTACTTATACATATCAAGGAGAGAATGGGGAAGTACTTAGAGTATCTTTTGCTACTCAGAAAATAACTAAAAGAGTTAAAGCAGTATTAGCTCCATCTCTAGACCCAGATAGTAAAGATTTATCGGTATTATCAACTAATATAAATGAGCCAGAGGATAAACCTCCATTAGCTTTAAGACCTCCTGTGGCTCAGGTAGATAACCTTATGGTGTCTAATATTACTGGCAATGGGTTTGAAGATTATAGAAGTCATCCTACTACTCCTACAGAGGTAATGGATGCTTGGGACACTCAGCTTCAGTATAACATGGAAAAAACTGCAGAATATAAAAAGCGGGTAGAGGAATATGAAGCAGTTGGTCCAGTAGGTGCTTATGAAGCAGGTAAGCAAAGAAAATTCGATGAAATGTCTACCGAAGAAATACGAGCTACCATTAATCAAGCAGCTAATGAGTTACCTGACGATAAGAAGAATGCCCTTAAACAAGTGCTAAGAAATTCTAAGAATGGTAAAGAATTAGAAGCTAATCTTAAGAAATTATTAGAGTACGAAAGATACCTTTTCGAAGACGAAGATGGTATGGAGTTTATGGTAGAGGAATATGTAGACCCCTTAGATTATGACCCAGAGGGTTATACCTCTAAACAAGCAGGAGCGGGTATAGCTTCTGGTATCAATTTTCAAGCTGGAATATTACCTGCTTCAGAGAGAGGTTTCGAAGCTTTAAAGAAAGACCCCTATACTGAAGTATTATCCGATATGGAAGTTGATACTACTAAGGGTTATGGTCAAGGTCAATATGGTAAGAGGGTTAAGGTAAGACATATGAAAAGGGTAAATCTCAAGGTACCTCTTTATAAACTTTACCATAATTTATTTAGTAGATACGGTGGTGCCGATAAGTATGCTTGGGCAGCTAATGCTAATGCCAATGGGGGTTTAAAGCAAACTGAGAAAAGGTTAGTATGTCAACTTCAGGTAGTAGGTAGACCTATGCTAGCAACTTCTCAAATAATCCGTATAGATAACGTAGGAAAACGTTGGTCAGGGCTTTGGTATATAAAACAATGTACTCATTCTATGGACGCTGGTCAAGGGTATATAACTAATATGGAATTAGTAAAGAACAATTCCAAGTCTGGCTCTGTAACTTCTAAAACTGATTTATCTACTCAAAACATTGTAGCTAATGATGCTAAAGCTAATGCTAAAACTAAAAAGGGGCAAGATAAAAAAGCCCTAAGTACTTCTCAGAATCTTAATCTTAACTTTACTTATAATGAGAAGGTATATTACAATGAGCATTTCTTGAATGATAAGGGGGACATAATTGATATCAAGGGTCAAGCTGAGTTTATTCGAAAGAAAGCTTATTATACTGAAGTAAATGCCGATAATCCTCAAGCCTTGGCAGAGGGTATAGTATTATCTACAGGTAATACAGTTACCTCTAAGGGTAAGTTAATCCCGGGCAAGGTATCAGTTAAACAAATTCAAGTGCCTGAAGACTATGGGGTTAAGTTTAATTATATGGCCATAGCTAATCGAGTATATCGAGACATAGCTAAAAGGCATAAGCGAATAGCAAGTCAAATCTATGTAGAAAAATAAGGGTATGAGTTACGAAACAGCAAAGATAATAACCGACGAAGGCTTAGAGGGTCTTGGTCGGTATTACTCTGTTTATCGTGGCATTGTTATTGATAATAACGATGTAGAGAAACATATGAACAGGGTAAAGGTATGTGTTCCAGAGGTAATGGGTGGAGTATTTGCTTGGGCATATCCTAAAGGACAACATGGTTCAATTAGTTCTGGTTTCAAATTCTTAGCCCCTAAAGTGGGAGATACGGTATTTGTTACTTTTGAATTTGGAGACCCAACTAAACCACTCTGGGAATACCATGGTTGGGGAATGAGCCAAATACCTCAACCATTGGATGGTCCTAATAAAATGGGGATAGTTACTCCTGAAGGAAACCTAATAGTCATAGATGATGATAACGGAGAACTCAATTTACATTTCAATGGGCCTGTAAATGTTCGTTCGGAGAAAGAGATAGTAATAAATGCCGAGGGAGATATAAATGTATCTTCTGGCGATTCAGTGATACTTAATACTGGAGAAAATGGTGGAGTAATCAATATTTTTCAATTAACCGAAAAACTAAATCAAACTATCCAAGAACTAGAACAACTTCGCAGTATGTTCAATTCTCATGTACACTCAGGTGTAACTACTGGACCAGGTTCTTCAGGTCCTACAGTAACTCAAGTAACTAAACCTTTCTCACAATTCGTTGTAGACGATTATGAGGATAAAACCTGCATACACTAATGGAAAAGAATTACTTTACAGACTTAGTTGGTATAGGTGTAACTTATCCTATCCAACTTACAACTAATGAAAAGGGTGAAAGAGGTTGGTACCCAGTGAACGGAGATTTCAAACTTATCAGAGATAATATAAGTTCAATATTATACTACATGATAGGTCAGAGATTTCGACAGGAAAACTTTGGTAGTAAACTATGGCAATGTATTGAGGAACCAAACTCACAAGCCCTGAGTTTTATAATTAAAGAGTTTTTAAAACAGGCCATAGGTGCTTGGGAACAAAGGATAACCTTCCAAAATATCACCGTTACTAGAGTTGATGCAAAAATACACATAGAAGTAACATATGTAGTAAATGGAACAAATTCTAGTCAATACCTCGATATCACCTATGACCGGTCGGATAATTCATTAAATACACAATAATATGGGAATCACAAATAAATGGCTTAACCCATACCAGAGGTCTTATCAACAGATTAAGGCCAAGCTGGTTGAATCCCTTATGGGACTCAAAGACCCTCAAGGTCAGAAACTCATAACGGATTATTCGGAGGGGAACATCTTAATTATCATCCTCTCATTGTTTGCGGCAATTGCCGAAGTACTTCACTACTATGTAGATAACATGGCAAGGGAAACTTTCCTATCTACGGCAAGAAGGTATGATTCGGTAGTTAAACATGGGGCTTTGGTAGATTATCATGCTCGAGCAGCAATTGCTGCTACAGTAGATGTAATCTTATCCAGAAGTATTACTGGTAATTCTATCGGAGCTAAATTAACTATACCTCAAGGAACTTTATTTACAGATTCTAGTGGTAATTCCTGGTTATCTGCCAGAGACGTAACTTGGTATTCAAATGTAACCACTTGTAAAGTACCAATTATACAACATGAGAAGTATACTGCAAGCGCTCTCAATAATATGGTAATACCCACTGGAGATAGAGTTATAATTCATCTTGGTACTCTACCCAATGGTAAGTATTATGAACAAGGCTCTATGTCATTACAGATAGGTGGGGAAACATGGGTATTAGTAGATACCTTTGCAAAGTCTAAACCTACCGATAAACATTTCATGGTTTCGGTAGATGAATCTCTAAGCCCCTATATAATGTTTGGAGATGGCACCTTTGGTAAGAAACCCGCTGCAGGTGCAAAGATAACCAATGTAGTATTCTATTTAACTAATGGTACTCAGGGTAATGTAAAGAGTAATACCATTACATCGGTACCTTCAGTAATATCTTCCTCAATTACGGATGCTACTGTAAGTAATGCTTATGATGCTGGAGGCGGTTCAAACTACGAAAACTTTACAATGCTCAAGGAACACATACCTTTGAGTGTAAAGACTTTGGGAGTAGCAATTACCAAAGAGGATTTCGAAAGTTTAGCTATGTTAGTTGATGGGGTAAACAAAGCTAAAGCCGATTATGAATGCGGTAGAAAGCTTACCGTATATATTAGCCCAGATGGTGGAGCAGTTGCTTCTTCTGAATTAATTAATAGGGTATATAATTTATTATCCCAAAGGGCTCCTATGACTACCTGGTTGAAGGTTAAATCTGCAGGCAAGGTTCAGATTATTCTAGAGATGGATGTTACCGGTAAGAAGTCTTATAAGACTGCAGAGATACAAACTCAAATTCTTACAGCATTATACAATGCCTATTCTCCAGAGCAAGCTCAGATAGGTGGAAGCGTAAGGTTATCAGATATCTATGCCTTAATAGATAACTTATCAACAGTAGATTACCTTCACCTTACTAAGTTCTATATTAAACCTTGGCCTACTACCATCTACGGTAATAAAGAATTGAACTTGGGTCAGTTTAAATTGAATAAGGCTAAAGGGTCTATGACTTACTATATTACCTTCAATTCATCAACTACTTTTACTGTACGTTCTGTATCAAATGGGTATATGGCTACTGGTACTGTAGGTAATTCTATACAGGTAATAGATAAGGCTAATGGCTTTGACTTCTCTTTGGATATTCAGAACAATAATTATCAGTCTGGTTACAGATATTCTATTACGGTATCAGAACCTAACCATGACTATGAAGACCCTGGTTTTAATTTACCAGTATTCGAAAATGCTTCACAATTGACTTTAACCGTAAAAGAAATTGTATAATGATAAACCTCAAAAATCTAATCGACTTTTTGCCATTCGAGTATAAAGCTCAAGATACCTATAAGGTAAATGGCAAAGGCATCTTAGAGAGGTTTCTAGAAATTTGTGGAGAGCATTTTGAAGATTACATTACAAAGGATATTGAGAATATCTTGGACATTATCGATATAGATAAGGCTCCGGATATGTATCTCAATTTCCTTTGGCAATTCCTCGGAGAAATGCCCTTTGCTTATGGGAACACTATAGATGCACAGAAATGGGCAGAGTACTTTAATGGGTTCTACTCCGATGATAAACTCCAAGAACTATCAAAGCTTTGGATAATCCCAAAGGAGGGACCCTTTACTTTAACCAGTACTCAAGTAAGAAACATCCTGAAGTATTCGATATCTCTTTTTAAAATAAGAGGTACCTCTGAGTTCTTCGAAATAATGATGAGGCTGTATGGGTTAACCTGCGTAGTAACTGACCCTGCAAAGGCTGATAGTTATGATGGTTGGGTAAAAGGTAATCCGCACTTTGACCAGTATTACCATTATGACGATAAGTATACCTATGATAATACTTTCGATTGTTCTCAATGTATACCGGTAACCTTTAGACTTACCGGTCATGGATATACTTCGAACTCGGCAGCTTTCAGAAAATTTAGAGAAGCCGTAGAGGCTTTCTTTAAAAGATTCATACCCTATCATGTATCTTTCGATATTCAATATGGGTTTACCGTAAATGATGGGTATACTATTAAAGCCGAGTTAGTAAATCCGGACCAACCCAATCTTATTACTTCAGAGGTATATGAAGTACCGGTAAAGGTAACTGTAACTTCAGATTGGATAAATGCCGACCTAAGATATCAGATATCCAGTGATAATATAAATTGGGGTTACACTAAACACGAAAGTGGTTCCATTTTTAATATACCCAGAGCAGGTACTTATTATTTTAGAAGTGTGGGAGACCCTACTAAGGTAACTCAAATCACGGTTAATCAAGAATCTTATAATCGAGTATATTCTATTACTTGTGACCCTATTACTGGAAAGATAACTCCTACTAACCTAAAAGTAAGTACAGTAGTAAGGGCAAACGTATCCTATAAGGGTACCGTGAAAACCTGTAATGTACGACTATCCGGTACTGATATAGTGAAAGTCTCTGGCTCAACTTGGGAATTTTCAGAGCCTGGTACCTACATCTTTGAGATTGTAGAGTTCCCAGTAAAGCAAACTTCCTTTGTTGTAACTCGAGAAGAGATTACATATAAGGTAAGATGTACACCTTCTGAATTTAGAGTTGGGGATAAGCAAAGTATCAAGGATGCTACTACCACTCTTACCATCGAATCGAATTACCCAGAATCATTTACTGGTGAACTATATTGTAGGCTAATTGGTGATACTAAGTTGTTTAAGAACGGTGATAAGTTTACTGCTAATAGTTATGGTACTTATAAGTTTAAATGTACACTGGATAAAAGGGAAACCGATGAAGGTGTAGGTATATTCGAAGTAGTATCTGGTAAGACTGCAGTATATCGAATTACTGTTAGCCCACCAACAGTCACATTATTCAATGGCTCTGCAAAAGCTACAGTAAAGATACAACGTATTTCTGGTAATGGGGATGATTACAGAGTAAGGGTAATTGAAACTGGGGAAACCTTTAATGCTCAGAATGGTTATGTATATACTGCAAATAGGGCAGGGACTTATACCTTCCAGTCTGTAGCTTACCCTACTGCTAAGACTACTTTGGTAGTTAATAATTCTCCAGTAGTATATCAGAATAAATTAAAGATAGTACCTTCGGATGCTACAGACAGTCATTGGAAAGAACCCAACTGGGCATTACCAGAAGACCAGGTAGATGATACTTATGCAGTATACCAATTACTGGATGAGAAGTCTGCTTGTAAGTTCCATCTTGAGGAAATGAAAAATGGGGTCAATGTAAGTGGTACTGCTACCTGTGATGAGAACGGGGAAACCTATAACCTTAATGAGGAAATTGTTCTTACCAAGGCTGGGACTTATACCTTTGTGGCAGATGATGGTTCTTCATTAAGATGTCAAGTAATACTGGAAGATTATCCTACAATCATCGAGATTTCTTGTACTCCCACTTATGCAGAATTAAAGGGGAATGTTAAACAAGTATCTACTTTAATCAAGTGTACTTCTAATAAACCTGACTTCGATAGTCGAATAAGGGAAGTTGGTAAAGTAACTACTTATGACGCAGGTGGTGCTGGTTATGAATTTGTAACTGCACAAGCTGGTGAATATATCTTTGAATCTGTCGTAGATACTTCAAAGAGAACTAAGTTCACTGTAGTAGATGCAGACCTCTTAAGCGTTAGTCCTCAAAAGTTAGAATGGGAACATGATGACCTCTCAGAAAAAACATTTACCATTACAACTTACAGTAATCAATCTTGGCAAATAGTAGAACAATGATAAATTCAACAATCGATAGAATAACAGAGACCACAACTCAGTCTTTATTCAAGACATTCACTGTGGGTATATTGGGAGAGTGTACACAAATCTTGTATGATTTGAGATGGATGATAATTCTTGCAATAATTCTAATCCTATCAGATTTATGGTTTGGGTTATCGGCAAGTAGGTTACAGAAAATCGAAATTCGAAAATCTAGAGCTGGAAGAAGAACTCTAAACAAGATAGTAGATTATATCTGCTATGTTCTACTTGGTGCTGTACTTGGTAAAGCTATTGGAGAACCCTATGGGATGAACCCAATAGTGGTATCAATAACGGTTATGGTAATATGCTACTGTTTCGAAGTAGATAGTATATATGGACACATCTGTGAAATACATGGTATTAAGAAACGGTATAGTATATGGAGAATACTCTTTAAATTGTTAACCTTAAAGTTCAAGGATGTAGGTGAAGCATTTAAAGATATGTCAGAACAAAAGAATCAATTTAAAAATACTAAGGACAATGAAGACGTACTTTAAGTATGAAGGTATTATTAAATCAAAGGAAGCAGCAGAGGCAATTGCTGCTCCTTCTGGTTTAGGACCATTCTGTGGATTTGGCTCAGCTACCATAAATGGTAACAAGTTAGTGGTATCTCCTCAGGGAGTTGCTGGAAGTAAGTATGCCAATGTAATCAAGGATAGGATTATGGCAAGGTATATGGCAAAGGCTTCGGAAGATGGAGAATTGCCAGACGTGAACTTTGGATGTATTTCAAGAGATGGGTATGTATTTATATCTGATGAACAAACCCTTACCATTGAGAATATCCAAGGTACCCAAGGTTCAACAGAAGAGGTATTACTCTTTGCAGTACACACTACTATCTCCGAACCTGTAGATAACCCAGTAGACTTTGTAGCTTATTGGAATGAATCCTCCGAAAGCTTCTACACCTTGTTTAAAAAGTCTCTGGATATTTATTATCCGATTGCCGAAGAGAATCGTACACCGGATATCATTAATAATGATGTATATTCTAATTACGATATGACCTATAGCAATCTTCTAGAGCTGGTAGAGAGTGCTTGCCCTTATTACTCTAATAATAAAACTTCGGTTGTTCTTATCGGAGTATATGGTAAGGGTACCGATGCAATGACCAAACGAAATGAGAACTTTGCTATCGTACCCTATCAGGGTAAGTTCCAAGAAATCCCTTATACTACTGCTGCCCAGAGTATGATGAAAGAATCAGTGAAAAGAGTAGAACAGATAAATTCAGGCTTTCCAGTAGTAGATGAATCGGGTACTAAGTTAAATATCAAGCAATACATTGATAGTCAAATTGAGGCTATCAGAAAAGAATTCTCTGAATCTCTGAGTACTGCTAACTTACCAATCGGTTCTATTATTCTTTGGGAAACCGATGTAATACCCAATGGTTGGGCAGAATATACTAAGGCAGCTGGTAGAATAGTTATTGGTTACCAAGCTGGAGGTGTTCAAATTGGGGATGAAGTAATGTTACAGAATGTTGGAGATTACTATACACCAACTAAGGGTAATTTCTTAATCTCTATTAAAGGTGATGACCTTCCTAAGCATAGGCATGCTCTTGGTGTATCTAAAGGTAAACAAGATGATGCCAATAACTGGGAGAACGTTCGTCCTCAATCTTTCTTTAATAGGGAGACGGGATTGAATGGAGATTTCGGTAGAGGAACTCCTACCAAGGGTATTCAAGATGGTGCTATCGTAGTAAGCTGGAACCTATTAGGGGAATCTTTCTTACAAGAAACTTCGGTAGAAACTTTGGATATTGAGAAATTGCCACCGACTATTACATTACGATATATCCAAAAAATATCATCATAAAGTTGTTATTAGTTATTTAGTAGTATTAAAACTCATGTGTATTATTTGTATTGTTTAAGAGTAAACATTTGTTTACAATCTGTGTTTTGCGTAGTAAAAATCAATTAGGGAGGGGGCGTTGGGAAACGCCCCTTTTCTTTTGTGTTAATACTTAAGTTCTTCTTTAGCTCGGTCTTCCCAATATTGTATATCTTGTCTAAGTTCTGATATATATCTCATAGATTCATTAGTCTTAGGCATTTCGAAAAATTCGATAATCATTATATTAGTTATTCGAGTACTATTTTCAAGCCTTTCCTTGATAAAAGGGGGAGGAGTAATTAATACCTCAAACAAAAGATAGGCATCTGGAGAAAGCTTATCCTTCATATAAGTATACATCATATCAAGCATTTCTGATTTAGCTTTCTCTTCTTCGGTATCATCCTCTAATTCTTTGTCATTGTCGAATAAGTCATCAAGTTTAAAGAGGCTTTGATTATACTCTGCTTGTTCTCCGTATGCAGAACGAAGCAATTTGTTTTTGAATGTACTAAGTGATGCAAGGATTCTTGCTTTAAGATGTTCTTCAGTACATTCACCATAGTATTTGTTGAAAACAAATAACATCTTATCCCAGAAATAAGATTGGATAATATCCGGTGTAAGATTAAACCGTTTATAATCAATCTGACGGGTAAGATTTCTGATTACTGGCTTACAGACTTTATAAAGTCTGTTGAATGTAGCTTCATCATATTCCTGCATAGGTTTTAATCTATGAAGCTCTGAGCCATTATTTCCTTTACTTTTTCCCATGTTTTTAAATATTCGTTATGCAAATATAAGTATTTTTTCTTATATAAAATAATAATATTAAATAATCTGGAGCTTAAGGTAGTGGATTAGTAGTTTCTAGATAGATGTCAACATGCTCAGAACTATCTCGGTACTATCAAAATCTATTAGTTTATAAATATTGCAATATAGATATGAAAAAGTTTAAAGACAACATCAAATTTAGTTTTACACCGGATTTCCAACTTGAGATACTCCGGTTTGTTTTAAGAGATAAGGAAGGAGGTCTAGTCCTAAAAAGGATTAAAGCTAATTACCTGGTTCTCATAGAACACTCCCTTATCTTCGAGGGTATATCAAAATATTTTAAGAAGCAAGGCAGAATGCCCTCCGAGAATATCTTAAAGGAAGTATTAAAAGAGTTACTAGAATCTAAAACCTATGTGGATTTGGTAACTAAAGATGATATACCCAATATCAATAAACTAATAAGTAATCTCTATCATATACCCCTATCGGATTCTGGTTATATAAAAGAAAAGATATATCAGTTCTCTACTTATGTTGAGATGAAGAACTTAAATGATTCCTTTGATTTGGATAACTTTGAACAATACGAAGAGTATTCGAGGAAGATTGAAAAGGTACTTCAGAAAAGTAAACCTAAGAAAGAAGATGAACCTTTATATATGATTCGGGATATTACCGAGAGACAGTTTAGAAGACAATCAGAACCTTCAGTTATACCTTGCCCATTTAGGCAGTTGAATGAACTAACTAATGCAGGAGGTTATCCAGAGCATTCAGTTAACGTGATATTGGATAAACCCAAGGCAAAGAAAACCTTCTTTATGGTAAACCTTGCAAGAGGTTATCTCAGAATGAAGAAGTCAGTATTATATATTGATACAGAAAATGGCCAAGAACAAATTATGGACCGTTTTATTCAATCCAGTATCAATAAAACTAAGAAGGAATTATACTCTGGTGAGTATGATAAACTTGAGTCAAAGCATTTAAGGAAACTTGCAAGGTTTGGAGTCGAATTAGTAGTTGAGCGTGTACCAGCGATGATTACTAATACCACTTATATAAGAGAGAAGATAATTCAGCTTCGTAATCAAGGGATTGATATTAAAGTTCTTATGGTTGACTACGCTGGTAAGCTTGCATCAATAGCGGGTGATAGAGAAGATTTCGAAAGGATATCTAATGTATATATAGACTTGAGTAACTTAGCCGAAGAAATGAAACTTGATATAATCTGGACTGCACATCATATTACTAGAGAGGGTAAAAAACATAGAAAAACCAGATATGATGAAAATGATATATCTGGTTCTATAGCCATAGTAAGAAATGCTCAAGTAATTATGGGGTTAAATGCTACAGAACAAGAAGAAAGGGATGATATATTAAGGGCCGAGATAGTGGTTCAAAGGGATGGTCTACCATCAGGTAGAGCTCTTTTTAAATGCTCTACAGAAACTCAACGGTGTACCGAATTTACTAGAGAACAACGAAAAGAATATGACAGGGTATATGGAGAACAACTGGATAATTCTCTAAAAAGTTCTAGTAACCCAGATGCTAATATGGAGAAATATAACAAAAAGCAAGGAGATATATAATGAAAGATAATATACCAGGATTTATGGGATACTACGTTTCTAAAACTGGGAGCGTATATTCAAGATATGTCCGAGGAAGTAGGGGTAAATTAAGTAATGAGTTTACCCCACTAATACCAAAGAAACGTCCCAAATACTATAGTGTATCCCTTTATAGGGATGGTAAGTCTACAAAGATTTTTGTTCACAGATTAGTAGCTACTGTTTATGTACCTAACCCCAATAATTTACCTGTAGTAATGCACTTAGATAACGATATTTATAATAATTATTATAAGAATCTAAAATGGGGTACCCAGAAAGAAAATGTACACCAATCTATCAGGGATGGTAATAATCTGATTTCAGTAATGGGTAAGGATAATATACATCGTAAATTAAACTTAAATGATATACCTAAAGTAAAAGCTTATTATAATACATTATTATCTGAACTAATCCAATTAGGGTTTACTAAATGGAAAGTAAACAAAACTTTATTAAGGGTTCTAGGAAAGAGATTTGGAGTTGGTGATAGGGTAATTCGTAATATATTAAATAACAGTTATGAAAACAAAGAAAGTAGAGGTAGTAAAAGATAGATGGTCTGATGGGATAGCTTTAGAAATATCTCATAATGGTTGGCAAATCACTGCTATTAATGATTTAGATTTAGAGGATTTAAAGAAACTTCGAAAAGTAATTTAGAAAAGCTATAAGAGGGTATGAAAATAACCAATCAGTTTAAATCTAGACTAAGGACATACTTCATTAAACGATTAGGAGCATTCGATTATAAGCATGGATGGTTACGTATACCAACTTGCCCCTATTGTGGGAGAGAACATAAGTTGGGAGTTAACCTTTCTATGTATAGAACTAACTGTTTTAGATGTAATGCCCATCCTTCTCCTGCTCAATTAATAATGGACATAGAAGGATTTACTGAGTACCATGAACTAATTAATTTTTTGAACAATGGACAATTTGATGAACTACAGTTTAAGGAAGAGAAAATCGAACTTGCCGAAAGTAAGCCCGTATATCTCCCAGATGGATTTAGAAATATTTCGCTCGGAGACAGCCAACTTGCAAAAAGCATTCGGGGATATATCAAGAAACGCGGATTTAGCCTCGAGAAGTTTTCAAGATGTGGTATCGGATATGGAACAATGGGCACGACATATGGGTACCTTATCATCCCGTTTTATTATCGAGGACAACTTAGGTATTACAATGCTCGAAATGTTATCGGCAAAGGACCCCGGTATAATAACCCAGACAAAGACATCACCGGTTTGGGAAAACAGTTTATCATCTTTAATCATGATGCGTTGGAGATGTATCGGTCGGTATTCATTTGCGAAGGGGCACTTAATGCTCTCACAATTGGGGATAGAGCAATTGCCACAATGGGCAAAGTTGTATCTAAATATCAACTAAACGAACTAATAAAGGCACCTTGTCAACGGTATATAATTCTATTAGATTTTGATGCTCAAAAGTATGCTATAGAATTAGCCTTAAAACTCATATCGTATAAGAAGGTGAAGTTAGTTCTTTTTGAGGATAATCGAGATGTAAATGACTTAGGTAAGAAAGCCGTTCTTAAAAAGGTTTACAAAACTAAGTATACTACTTATCAAGATTTAATTAAACTTAAAAACTCACTATAATGGAAGATAATGTACCGGGTTTTATAGGTTACCATATTACTAGAGAGGGAGAATTGTATTCAAGACGGGTAGAAAGATCTCCTCATAAGTTTGGTAAATGGCATAAATTAAGGCTTTCGAAAAAGGTTAGAGTTAAGGTAAGACTCTATAAGGATGGTATGGGTTATGATTTGAGTATTAGTAGGTTGGTGGCTTTAGTATATGTATATAATCCTAATCCTTCTAGATTTAATGAGGTAATGCACTTAGATAATAACCCCTTAAATAATCATTATAGGAATCTTCAATGGGGTACACATAGTATGAATATACAACAAATGATTTTCGAACAGAGAAGAAGGTCATTTAAAACTACCCAAAATCCCAACTGGGAAAATTTTAAGATTTCTGATAGAAAACTGAGAAGATTTAAAAGATTACTGAGTTTAGGTAATAGTAAGCTATACATTAGTAAAAGGTTAAAGGTGTCACGTAAAACGCTCTATAACTTTATTCATAGAACTAAAGTCAGAAACTCTTTGAAATAAGGATTTCCTATTATATTATAAAATAATATATTTATGCGTGAACCATCTATCCATATAACTAAGTCTCAATTTGAGGAAATATTAAATACCTTAGAGGTAGACAATTTCCCAGTTGAGGCTTTTTTTGTTATTGCTCGAAAGGAGGCAATAAATCATAGAGCAGTCTTAGTTTCTAATAATAAGAATACTAAGCGAGTTAATAACATTTTACTAGCATCTAAGGGGGATGCTGCCCTTGTTGCTGATATTTTATATGCAACTCGTATAAAGTTAAAGCATAGGGGAGTTCGTAAAATAAATGAAAGTAATTCTCGAGAATGGGCAAATTGTAAAAAGCTTGCAGAGATATGTAATACCTTTTGTGAGGATTTTAAACTTGATACCAGGGAAGGTTTTATCAAGTATATAGAGACTGGACTAAAAAGGATGACTGATTATAGGAATGTTATGCAAAGGTTAATATCTATGCAGGATAACATTACTAATCAAGTAGATGCCGAGATAGAATTGCAATATTCAGATTCAAAGCTTACTAAAGAGATACATGATTATTTCATAGGTAAGATTGCTAAGGCAACTGGTATTTATGAATCTTATGAAAACAAACCAGAGAAGTATGTACACTTTGCAAAGGTAGGAGAATTCCTAAAAGAAGAGGGTTGGGATTATAAGACATTCATTGATGCTCAGTTTGAATCTCTTGCATGGTGTAATGGATTACCAGATATTGCACAGATGTATACGGATAAAGCAATTGAAAGATACAATAAGTATTTATATAAGTATAAGAACAAAAAATCCCTGGAAGAGGAACCCGAAGTTGAAGGTTCTCTCTGGGAAAAAATTAATAATTAAAAAAATAATATGAAAGGTTTACAATTTTTCGGAAACAGAGTGGAGGATGCAGCTAATGCTTTTATTGATGTCCTCAAGTATTCAGACCAATCGGTAACTTACCCAGATTTTAAGGATATCGACCCTTGGCCTGATGAGATAATTAATATGTTCTATGTGATTTGGAAGAATGCCAAGTTCTCAGAACTAAGTGCCATCATTATGTATACCCAACAGTCTTCTAGATTTGAAGAAATATCCGAATTGATGTTGGGTATTGGTTTGGTAGAGATGAGACACCTTGATAAGATATCGGACTTTTTACAAAAGGCAGACCCATACGAGGATTACTCTACCATGAATATTAATCCTACAATTGAGATTGGTTCTACTTGGGAACAAGCTTTAAAGATTGCTTTGAATTCCGAGATAGAAACTATTGGTCACTACAAGAAAATCCAAAGAGCAATTGCTCAATACGAGGAACGTTCTGATTATAATGACGTGAATTATTTCCTTGAGAAATTGATTGCGGATGAGGAGCATCATATGAAACTTCTCAAGGAAGCAATGGGTATGGATAAAGCTACTAAAGGTGTAACCGTAATTATCAAATGAGTAAGCTAATTATTCAGAATGGAAATATGTGTGAACTTGACTTACCTCTTAAGTTCGCACAGAAACTTTATAATGAGTTTGCCATTCGACATCCAAATGCTTTCTACTTACGTACAAGGCAAAGAGGTATGCAGAATTGGGATGGTAAAATTCACTACATTACCAAGACTGGGCAATTTAAAATAGGTTTACTTCCTAAGGTATACGATATGTGTATTGAAATGGGGATTAAACCTAAAGTTGTAGATATGAGACAACCCTTACCTAAAGTCAGTAAAGTAGTTACGAATATAGGTAAATATAAATTAAGACCCGAGCAAGAGAAAGCAGTTAAGTCTGTGATTAATAATCGAGTAGGTGATACACCTTTCCATATTGGTGTATTAGATTACACGGTTAATGCCGGTAAAACTCTTATCATGTCGTCTTTATATTTAACCTATAAGAAGCAGTTAAAGACTTTGCTAATAACTAATGACTCAGATTGGTTAAATCAAGCTAGAGAAGAATTTAAGCAATATCTTCCGGGAGAAGATATCACTTTTGTTCAAGGCAAGGTTTTAAACTGGAGTAATTTCACCATAGGTATGGTTCAGTCTATTTCGAGGAATATGAGGTTCTATCAAAAGGAATTATCTCAAATAGATATGGTACTTGTGGATGAGGCTGACCAGGGAGGTAGTAAGCAATATCAGAATGTAATCACTAGATTGTTTAATACCCGAATTCGTATAGGATTATCCGGTACCATTTATATGAGTAAACTTGCTAAGGATAAGGTCAAGAACATGAACCTAGAATGTTTCTTTGGTAAAGTGATTGCTGAGTTTAAACTTAAGGATTCCATCAAGAAGGGTTACTCAACTAAAACTATCGTAAAGATGGTACCCGGTAAACCTTGGTATGGTAATTGGGAATCTGATTGTATATCCTATAAGGAGATATATGATGATTCTATTACCGAAAATAATACCGCGTGGACCATGGCTTATAATCGATTACGATGGAATATTAATCAAGGTAGATATCCTGCTCTTGTAGTATGCAAGCATATTGCACATTGTGAAAATCTATATAAGTTCTTTAAAAAGAAACTGGGCGATGCCTATAATATTGCCTACGTGCATGTTAATACTCCCTCTAAGTTAAGACAACAAATAATGAAGGATTTTAGGGAAGGCAAAATAGATATCTTGGTATCAACTACAATCATTGCTCGAGGTAAAAACTTTCCTAAGCTTAGGTATTTACTTAATGCAGCAAGCATGGATAGTCAGGAAAAATCTATTCAGTTTCTTGGTCGTTTGGTAAGAACCGATAAATCGAAAAAGAAAGTATACCTGGATGACCTTCATTATCCTGGCCCTTATTTAGATAGGCATGGTAAGCATAGGAAGCAATATTATCAGAGACAAGAATTGAAAGTAATATTGTTAGATAAGCTATGGAAGAAACATCCTAACCATAGCCTTATTAAGAGTTAACTAGAAGTACTATGAGTATTTACTTTTTCTCCGTAGGAGGAAAAGAAGATTACAATTAATAAGCATATAGGCATTATGAATAATGATAAACTAATATGTATCAGAGATGAGGATGATAATAAACTAACTACTCTATTATCAGATGGTTGGAAGATAATCCAAATCTCTGCATCCGGTATTTATTATTGGGTTTCCTTAAGAGTACCCAATAATACTAAAAAGAAAATCAAAGGCTTTCAGTGATGGAGAAATATATTTTAATTACAGCGGTTGTTATTATGATAATAATAATACTCGCTTTAGACTTCATACTTTCTAAGGATGGCTATCAATGCCATTCATGTAAGAAACGTTTTCATAAAGAGGATTTAGAAATCAAGGGATGGCATTTAAAAGAATGGGTCTGTCCTAATTGTAAACACATTAATTATACTTATGATGAGGAAGATTAAAGAATGGTTTAAGTCGTTTAAGTCTCTTGTTGTGGGAGAGGTACATAATCCTAAACATGTATTCAACTGTAGAGATTTGATATGGATATCAAACTTGGAAACTTCTCAAAATACCCCCGAATGTTTTACTCATTTCTTTTGTTTGTACTGGAGTAATGGTATGGTAGTCAAAGTATGTCAAGAGAGCCCTGATAGAAATTCATACCAAGAATTATATAAACTCAGGGAACTATTTATAAATAACATCGGTTATTCCTATGTTCCCATAGAAGATAACAGTGAAATATACATTTTATAAACGTAAAAAAAAAG